TTATTCGCCGCTGTTCTGTTGGGCGAGTTTGCTGTCAAGCAGTTCAACCGTATAGATGTCGATTTTCATATACTCGTTCCCGGCGAGCGTTTCCTTTGATATGCGCTGCCGCAGATCGTCCGGCATAACACTCTTGTACTTCTGAAAGAAATCCTCGACCCGGACAATCCTTGTGGACTTCGCCATAGTCTTTCCTTTCTTTGTCGCCGTCTTTATTATCAGCGCAATGCCGACAACGGCGCAGATGATTATTAAAAGTTCTGTTGCTGTCATATCATAGGAATTTGGATGCCGCCGCTGTCAGTTGGTCGGCATAATTATAAATATCGTCAATGCTCTCTATCTTGTTATGCTGTTCCTTTTTGTTCTCGTCAAGGAACGTAAGCCGTTTGTTGGTCGCCGAATCAAGATACAGGCGGCACACGGTCTTTCGGTTGTTGTTGTCTATGAATACGGCGAAATAGGTTTGTGCGTCCCGGTAGGTTATGCGGTCTGCCGGGATAGTGTGACGGAGTATGGACTTGATAATGTAGAACGCCTCCAATTCTTCCTCAGTCGTTACAATTTTCGGCTCGTCCTCCTTGACCTCTTTCGTCTGTTCCTGTTTAGGTGTCGGCTCGGCTGCTTTGTCTGTGTTATTGTCGTTTTCCTTAATGGCTGCTTTCAGGCGTTCCGAAATAATATCGTTGATGTAGTTCCCGATAGTCCGTTTTATAAGCCCGGTAAACTGTTCAAGGATTTTGGGCGTGAATACTCCGTCGTACACCTGTTTCCCGAAGTATTTGACGAAATCAGGGGAGGGAGAGGAAAACTCCTTGCCGATAGCGGCTTTAAGCTCGCCCATGTATTTAAGCTCGCTTGCGGAACTCAAAATCTCGTTCACGTCGAAATACGACTTGTGGAACTTCTTCAATTCCTCTACCTGTGCGTCTTTGAGGTCAAGCAGGTTTACTTCCAAAAACGGCTTCTCGTCCATTTTGTTTGGCTCTGCGAGGTCTGTGTAGAACCTGTATATTATTCCGTTTGTCAGGACACCAAATTTGGCTTTTGATACGTTGAAATAGCGGAGCAGTTGGTTGTCGTGCAGGTTAAGGTCTTGCGCCCAATGCTTGCACTCTATCAGTATAACCGGCTCGCCGTCTTTCATTATGGCATAGTCGATTTTCTCGCCTTTCTTCGTGCCGATGTCGCAGCACATCTCCGGCAACACCTCCAAGGGGTTGAACACATCATATCCGAGGGCATTTATAAACGGCATTATCAAAGCCGTTTTCGTTGCTTCCTCTGTCTGTAGGTTGTCTTTCAGATTCTCGATACGCTCTGAAATTTGCCTTATTGAGTCTTTGAAATCCATATATCTGTTATTTAACGGTTTATCCATATCTGATAGTGTTGCCGTTGTTCACAGATAGGCACAAAAAACGTGGGCATTCCTATCGGGTCAAGAGGTATCGCCAAACACCTGACAGCCCACAAGGAAAATGCCCACGTGTATGACGTGGGCATTCACCATTGCTTTTAAGGCTGTCTTTGAAATTTTGGCGATTTTCTTGACCCTCAAAACAATAGCAAACGCTATATTTTCAATATGTCGCTCCAAAGGTACTGAAATATATCATATTTACGACAGAATTTCTGAAAAAAGTTTCGATTTATACTAACGAAGCTATACGTTTGATTATAGACCAAATGCCTTTCCTGTACGTGATTACGATAACGAGCAGGGCGACCCAAAAGCCGTACATCTGTGTTCTCTGCCACCAAGTAAGCTCACGTTCCACCTCAACCTCTACCGTTTCATATACCGTTCTATCTTTGTACTTGTAAACAATGCTGTCGTTCCGCTCGACAGGCGTTTGTACTTCTTTGGGGATTTCCTGCGGCTTGGTTTTCAAGTCATGGTACAGCGACCCGTCCGTGTTTATCCGGGCATCAGACGTGGCATAGTCGTTTTCAAGGTGGCTTGTGCTGTCACGTGTTGTCCGCTCCGCTGTCTGTGCCGGAATTTCGAGGTACACTGTATCGGGTACATAGACGATTTCCTTGCGTACTTCTACCCGTGTACTGTCCTGCTGTTGCTGTGTTTTCGCAAGGTGCTTTCCGGGCGAGCAGCCCCCGACAAGGAGGACTGCCGCCATGATTAAGAATATAGACCGTTTCATTTCGTTGCGCTGTTAATGTATTCGACAATTCCGTTTACGTGCAAATCGACGATAGTCTGTTTGCCCGTTTCGCTCAAAAGGTACTCGACATCTTCCCGGTTGTCTTGAAACAGGTTCTCGGTCAGAACCGCCGGGCAAACCGTGTGCTTCAAGATATACAGGTGTCCCTCCTTGTCGGGGTCGCCGTCCGTCTCGTCTTTACGCAGCTTGAACCCGGCTCTCCCTGCCGCCTTGTACAAACAGGTTGCCAGCTTGTCGGCTTTTGTGTTCCCGACACTCGTCCAAGCCTCCCAACCCCGTGCGCTCATCCAAGAACCGTTCCCTGCGGCGTTGCAATGGATTGATACAAGGATAACATCTTGTGCCCCGTACTTGTTAGCCCGACGGCATCTCTCGCCCAATGATACGTCGTTTTCCTCCGGCGTAATCCTTACGGCATCCATGCCACGGGCTTTTAACGCCTGTTCAAGCCTTGCCGCAATTTCACGGGTATAGGCATACTCCCTCAATCTTCCGTCCGGCGACCGCTTCCCTGCGGTGTCCTTTCCGTGTCCGTTGTCAATCAATACTACCATAAGTCAATCCTCCATAGTTTTACAGGCAACCGATGATTATACCGACCAAATCGCACAGCAGGTCTTTCTTGTCGAATGTTCCCCTGCCGAGCCATTTGTCCCATACAAACTCCTTCGCCAAGCCGATAACGACTGTTGCAATAATTGCAACCCACAGCGGCAGTACGATGTCAATAACGCTCACGAGGACGATGCAGCAGAGAATATGCAGCAGTCCGTCCTGTCCGATGTAGTTCAAGATTTTCTCTTTCATTTTGAAACCTCCTCTTTGTTTATTGGTTTAACATTATCTCTTTTTCTTTCGCTCAAAGCCTTGTTTATTCCGCCTCCTGCCATGAAACCGCCTATGCAAAGCATGAACAGCCCCAAAGCGTCGAGGTCGGTTTTCAGATAGCCGTTGGTGCATACGTCCCATACAAGACAGAAACACACGCACAGCCCGACCAAAGCCCCGACAACGCTTGAAAGCACAAGGGCAAACGACTTGCTGCTGTCAAGGCTGTTGGCTTTTATCAGACTTTTCAGATACTCCGCTATTTTCATTTTCGTCTATGTTTGGATAATACTTGTCATATTCGTGGTTGGCGAGCTTGACGAGGCGGCAATAATCCCTCGGTGGCATACGTTTCAGACACTCATCGTCGGGGCGCGCACAGAGGTTGTGCTGTGCCTCCACGAGCTTTATCCGCAACATGGCGTTCTCCCGTGTCAGTTGATTGTTCAGCCTCTCCAACTCGTGCTTTTCCTCGTACAATTTATCCACACGTTGGTTAAGCTCACGTATCTTTTCGTCCTGCTGTTCGATACGCTGTTTAAGGCTTTCGACGAGTGTACGCGTCACGCTCATTTCCTTTTCCTCTGCTTCAAGTTCCTTTATCTCTGCTTCCGCCTGTGCTTTGCGTCTTTCAGGCTTCATGAAGAAAAGGAACTTTATCAGGCTGAACCCTCCGAGGGAGGCGACCGCTCCGATAATAACTTGTAATATTCCATTCAGTTCCATGTCATTTATAATTGGGTTTCAAGTTCATTTATCCTATCTCTTGCCTTTTGCCGTTCTGTATGCAAAGCGTTAATGTCGTATGGGAGCGGTTGTTCCAACAGCGAAGCCTCATAGCATTTCATAACTCTATAATCGCTTTGCGCAAGGCTTTCTTTCAAGTCCGCTATCTCCGTGCGCACACGCTTGATGTCGAACTTCCGCACATAGTTGTACGCTATGTGGTCTCCGGCATCATACGGTACGGGGATGATAATATAGTTTTCATCGTCCGATTCCATCTGTGTCTCGTCTATCGTATCGACGGGTTTCCATTCCGGCGAAAGTTCCGCCACCTGTTGCTCAACCGACACGGTTTCTGTCACTTTGTTTCCGTCCTCCCCGATGCGTATTCTTGCAATCGGCTCAATAAAACGGGAGTGGAGGCAATTCCCGTCCATATATCCATATTCTACCATAGTTTTTAGAATTTATATCTGCTCAATAGCCATACTTGTACATTTTCTCCGTTTATTGAAGCCCGGACGAAGTGAGCGATTACTTCTTGACCGCATCCTACATCGTAATACTCATTCTCCGTATTATCATCGTAGAGTTTCTGACCGCTTCGGGGATAGATACGCATATGCCCCGTCCACCATTGCTTCAAAATTATCGTCTGTCCCTCACGGGAAGAAGCCGGGAGATAGACATTTGCCCGTCCGTTTGTAAATCCAACCACGAGCGACATGTAGTCTGTGAGATAAACGCCCGATGATGTAATGTACTTTGTCCCGTACACCAACCCCATAGCTTTTAGCAGCCTGAAATAACCGCCATAGTACGGTGCCGTGCTGCTGTTTGAGGCTGTTCCGTACACCCCGGCAACAAGTTTCTCGTCAGTACCGAGCGACCATGCACTTTTACTGAGGTTGCCCCAACCCAAACCACAAACAGAAGCCCGTTGGTCGTAACCTGTGGAAGCGGCGACACACTGCGTTCCTGCCCTGTTTGCAAACAGCCCCGACGGCGACATATAGCTTGTATAGTTGCTGGTTTTAGAACGGGTTTCGACAATTCCGCTATAAGCGTCAAGCCGTATTATGGAGCCGAGTGATGTTTCCATGGAGTAGTCGCCGCCGGATCGTGCCGAGGTTATCTGTATGCGGTTGTTCTTTGCATCAAGTTCGATTATGTCGCCGCTTGCGAGCGTTGATACAATCTTTCCCGACTTGATGAACCAGTCACCGATGTTCGCGCCCTCCGCCAATAACAGGTTTGTAGCTATGCTCTCAAACGAAGCCCCGAATGAGTTCCACTTGTTTGCATCGGGGGGCGCAATACCTTTGAACGTCCCGGCATCGACACGTGCAATGTAATAGGTGCTTCCCTGTTTCACGCAGTCCAAACGGTATTTGTTACCATAGTACGTTTTCGAGCTGTCATACACGCCACGGTAAACCATTACAGGGCTTGAACCGTCTGCACCGTCCTTACCGTCGTATGGCGTTATTCTGACAGGTGTAGACCATTGCTGTACGAGTGTCTTGCCGTCGGCAGACTTCTTGGCTATCGTGAGCCACAGATACTGCCCGGCACTCAACGTGGGCTGCGTTGTCGTCCAACCGCTCGGATTTATTGATGTCTTTGACAGGCTTGGTGGGCTTGTCGTGCTTCCGTTCTTTGCATAACGCAGTTCGTAGTAATCGGCATCCTCTCCGGGTGCGCCCGGACTGCCGGGGTCGCCCTTGTCGCCTTTGATTGACCCTACGTTGTTCCACTTCGAGCCGTCCCACACGTGCAGGTTTCCGTCAATAAGGTAGCCGTCGCCGACCTCGTTCCCAGAAGTAGGCAGTTGCGATGTGCTGTCGAGCGAGCCTTTGATTTTCACACTCGTACCGTCCGCCCCGTTCTCGCCCTTTGAGCCTTGTGCGATAATCTGCCAATACACCGTATTCGTAGGCAGTATGCCACGGCTCGGCGTTGCGTTGATGTATCGGTATGTCGATGTATTGTTGTTCACGGTGTACGTCACCTCGTCGCCCTGATAATAGGTGTACGACGAGTTATATTTGCCACGGAAACAGCCGATATAGTTTTCCTCTCCGCTTTGGCTTTGAACGAGCGTTCCTTTGAGGCGCAGTTTGCCGTCGCCCTCCGAGTTGAAGTCAAGCACACTGCCGAGCTTCATAGCGTTGGCGAGCATATCAAAATAGCTGTCCCCGTTCCCCGATACAATTCTGTCCGTTGTTATCCGTCCCGGCAGTATCTCGGAAAAGCCGTACAATGTTACAAAGCTGCGCTCCCCGTCGTATTCGCTGTTAAGAACACCTACAAGCAAATGATAATACCCGGTAACGCCCTCCAACTTGATAGCCGTTTCGGACAGCAGGAACGAGCCTGTCTGTGCCGTCTTGCTTACCTTGGCGTACAGGTAATATTTCGTTTCCCCGTTGTCAAGCCGTCCGCTCGTGTACTGCGGCATATCCCAATACCTGTATTCGCTTGCGGCGTGGGAGGAACTCAACGAGCTTATGCCGATAGTCAGGTGCTGGATTATTCCTGCGGCTGCTGTAAGCTGTTTCGTCGTGTTGTCGAAGGTTATACTGTGTGCCACGCCGACGGGGTTCGTCTTGCTGTTCACGAAACGGAACTGCAAGCTCTCATCGCCGACGAGCATCTGCATCGTCTGTATGGCTATCGGGTTGATGCTGTTCGTGAAATTGTCGAGCAGGGCATCTTCCAGCATCTCCATTGTTTCCTTTGCGTCCCGGAAGCGGCGTTTGGTAAACTGTATGGCATCCCTGTGGTAGTCCTCTACCAGCACTTCGTCGCTTTCAAGCTGTTTCAAGGTTGTGGAGAAGCTGCCGCCGACGGTCGAGTTGGATAACTCTATTTCCGGGCTGTGCGGCTTGTTGATGTAGTCCTTAATGCCCGTTATCCTGACAAGCACCCCGTCCTTTTGGAAATGTTCGTTGGAAAACCGTATGTACCCTCCGAGCTTTATTTTTCCGCTGATGTTTATCCAATCCTTTTTCGACCAAATTCCGTCAAGTTCGCCCGTAAACGAGAATTTCTGTTCCTCGTTGTCAAAGAGATATTTCACGGCGGCACGGAACATATCCCACGAAGCACCCGTCTTTGTCTCGTCGTCACGGACATAGGCATCGGGCATACGACATTTGAACACGACATAGGTGTCTGTCGTCTGCGGCGCAAACGTGGCGTTCGGCATCGTCTGCCCGTCTATCTCCGCCGGGACTATCTCGAAACGCCGTGCCGCCTTTCCCTTTTCGGCGTTATGGTAGTATTTGACCTCAAACTCACGCCCGGCGAGCATACCCGACTGAAAGATTATTGTCATCGTTTCGCCCTCGATAAGACATTCCTCGTAGTTGAGCGTGTTGGGTATGGTGTTATCCACTATATCATAGAAGTTGTTGGCGGCATCTTCCACAACGACGCTTGTAACCTTTCCTATGCGTTTCGGGTAAATGTCCGAGCAGTCCAAGCTGTCCTCTGCAAGCGATGAAAGTTCTTTGTCGCTCCGGCGTATTGAGTACCCCAAATCGTCAACGACGTATGTACGAGCGTTCGTAGGGTTGAAATTCGGGTCGCCCTCGAAATAAACGCCGTCATACCGTATGCTTTGACCTGCCGGAAGAAGTAGCTCGCTGCTCTTGTACTTGCTGGGGTCGATATTGTCTGTTCCGCCTTGAACGTAAAGTATCTCTATGGGTGGCGTGTCGCCATAGTTTGACCGCCCCACGCCCGGCTTGAAACCGTTGCCACGCCCGTATGACAGCGGCAGGGGATTGTTCTTGTTGTATTCCACCTTGCGCAGGTGTACAGTCTTGCCGACAAACTCGAACTCCGTGTTGAACTCCGTCGCCATCATTCCGAGAGCGTCCCAACAATACACGTGGTTATAGCTTATCAGTTTTTCCGTGCCGTCGATGCACTCGCCGACTTCCCAACCCGTGTCCCGGCGGTTCATATTGTCGACGAACATTTGAAGATGCTCTATCGGCTTTGCTGTAAGCGAGAATTTCAGCCGTCCGTCAACCGGGTTGCGGAACTTCCATATCTTGGCTTTCGCCTGATTGGATTCGAGCGTGACGGTGTACTCGAAATTCCGGCTGTGCTTCATCTTGAAAGCCTCCGGGCGTTCGAGCGTGTACCTTTCGCCCTGATAGATGCAGTACGAGCCGACGGGTATCTCTACATGCTCCGCAAGCGAGTAATGGAGCGTCAAGTTGTGGTCGCCCTTTATTACCTGGTATCGGTAACTGTTGTCGTCAACCGTAACATCGAGTACTTTTATGTTCTTGTTGTTGTATATTATCATGCCCTTTACGTTCAAAGTTATTTTACTCGAATTTCGCCGTATTCGCGTTATCTTTTTTAAGTGGTATGTTTATATTATAATCACTTAAAAGCCGCTAAAACGGGCTGATTTCACCTTTCCCCGTTTACGTAAACTGATATATCTTGTCATTGCCGCATTTAGTGGCTTTGATAACCGTTATAAACGGAAAATCCTCTTCCTTTACTTGGTCGAGGACGCTTTTCAAGGCTGTGGAGTTCGTGAAGAATTTGCCTTCCTCCTTGCCGTCGGTCGTCCGATAATGTATGAGGTAGCGACCCTCCCCGTGTTTTGTCTTGACATCGGAGAGGTAGTCGATAACCTCTATTTCGCTGTTCAGGATGTCGGTAACCGACACCTGCGGACAGTTGAAAATCTTTCGGTCGTCCTGTTGCTTGATACCGAGTTCGCTGAACCGCTTTGCCATAGTTCCTCTATCTTTTATTGTACGAGTTCTACATAAATGCCGACCAAGTCTTTCAATGGATTGTAAACGGGTATCTCCGTGTCACGGGTACACAGATACACCTCGCCGTCCTGCGAATAATACTTGCCCTGTTCCAACTCCATGTTATTGTCGTAAGGAATAGGGTCGTCGATGGTACCGGCTGCGCTCTCGACGATTTCCGTGTACAGGCTTTCCGTTCCTGTCCCCGGTCGCCACTGTTCCTGTACGGTGTGGTCTTGCAGGACTTTCCACAGCTTGCCGTCGCACTGCATCTTCTCGTCTTTCTTCACCGCCTTGCCGATAAGCGTACCCCAATCGGGATAAACCGACTTGACCGCCAAGGCGTCGCTGTCCGTAAGGCTCATCGTGTTTACGGTCAAGGTAAGGAGCTTGACGATATCGGCAATCCTCGGCGTGAGTGCCGCTGCCGTTTGGGGCGTAACAGATGTTTCCTCGCCCAAGTCCTTGCGCACCTGCCTTTTCACGTTAGCTACGAACGACAGGTATTCCGTGTATTCCTCCACAATTCCTGCCTCCACATCCAATCCCTGCTGATAGGCGTTGAATTTGTTTACGAGGGCGAGTTCTGCGGACGCTGTATATTTCGACCGGATAACAGCCTCGATAACCTTGTCGGACGTTACGGGAATCCACACGGTCACTTCCTCGCATTTCCACTGCGACACCTTTTCTTCTCCGGCGTTCTCGTCGGTCAGTTCAGGCACCACTTCCTCGATGTTGAAACGATAGACATAGCTTCCGTTTCCCACTGCCTCCAGGTAGGGAGGCTTGTTGTCATAAAATGCTATCATAATATTCTTTCTTTATGATGGTTTGTAAAAGATGTTTGCTGTTGCTGTGCTTCGCCCAACCCAACCACGGAGCGACAGCCTGTTTGTAGGCTTTCACGTCCAGCGGTGGATTGCGTTTGTTAAGCCGGGCTGCAGCACGGCAGAAGTTCTGTTTGATGCTCTTTCTTATGAGCTTTTGTTTCCTGTAAAACTTATAACCGACATAATCAAGCCCTCGCCCGTGCCTGTCGTAGCGGTTCACGGCGATAGGGAAGATTTACCAATTATCCTTGACCCTCAATTCAAGTTCCTGTTCGAGATAGGGCTTGACAAACTCGTGAAAGAACCTGCGCAGTGTTTCCTTGCTTTCGCTGTAAAACGCGAAGTCGTCGGCGTATTCCTCGCAGTCTATCTTCCACACTTCATTTACCTTGTGCATGAAGTAACAGAGGAACAGGTTGGCGAGGTACTGCGACAGGTAGTTTCCGATAGGCACACCGTCTGCGCTGTCGATGATTTCATCAAGCAGCCACAGCAGGTCTTTGTCCTTAATCTTGCGGCGCACGACACGCTTCAATACGTGGTGCTTTATGGACGGATAGTATTTCTTGATGTCTATTTTCAGGCAGTACATCGGTTTTCCCTTGTACTTCCGTATCATCTTGTCAACGTGCCGGGCGCAGCCCTCTATACCCCGTTCCTTGACGCAGGAGTAAGTGTTGTGCGTGAATGTCTTTACCCATATCGGTTCGAGAATGTTCATGATTGCGTGATGGACTATGCGGTCGGGATAGTACGGCAGACGATAAATTATCCGCTCTTTCGGTTCGTAAATCTTGAACACGTCATAGGGCGAAGTCCTGAAAGTCTTTGTCAGCAAAGCCTCGTGGAGAGCCTGTATGTTGGCTTCCCTGTTACGGTCGTGAACCCGGACACCGTATGAGCGAGTTTTCCCACGACGAGCCTTTTCATCGGCAAGCCGTAGGTTCTCGACTGATATTATCTGTGCGTATAAGTTTCCTATACGTTTCATCGCTTTGCTTTTCTTATTCGGAGCGTTCGGTAGCCCATACAACGGGCGTTCCTACCAGCACCTTTCGGGTTACTTGAAATTTTCTGCCAAGAGGCAAGGTCGTCGCTCCCTTATATCTTTGTCTTTCTGACATTCTAAAGCATAGGTGAGAGCCGATGTTCGTATTCGTATTCGAGGGGGTGTTATTCGAGTTCGCATAGGCGAAGCCTGCATTCGCACCGTTATTCGCGTTACCGCTGAACAGGACACCACGGGAGCGACCAACCTTTATCGTCATAACTATCTCTGTTTATAATCCAACTTCATTATCCGACACGTATCAGACACGGACGCTTACCGGGCTATGCGCTTTGCGGTAAAAAGCAAAGGCGAGAGCCGAAGTACGTATACGTATTCGAGGGGGCGTAAGACGAGTGCGCACAGGCGAAGCCCGCATGCGCACCGCCATTCGCGCTACCGCCGAACAGGACACCACGCAGGATTTCCTTTGTGGGGATGTTCGTATAGTGGTAGTCGCAGAAGAACTGGGTCGAACCACCGCCGACAACCGACGGCATGATATCGCCGTATTCCCCGAAGATTACCTCCTTGACATAACCCTCCGTCCGAGCTTCGTTCCCGACGTGGCTGTATCCGTCGTAGTTGGTGTCATTGAACTTCGACGGGTCGGAGCATACAAACACTTTTGACAGGTTGTCGCCTCCGTTATCTGTTGTCGGGCTGATACGCACGTTGATACCGTCCGTCCACTGCCACAGATGCCCGAACGGATTTTCTATACCCCTGTATCGAGGAACGTCGAAAGTCTTTGTTATAGTGCTGTCGTCGTTGGCGGCGGTGTATGAAACCGTACCCGTGCTGTTTCCGAGTGTGTCGGTGTGTCCGCACGGTACGAACGGATAATACCCGTTGAAGTTAGGCCATGTTCCGTCCCAAGTCGTCACGCCTGCGCCAAGACCGCCTTGACGATAGCCCTCTGCGGTGAGTTCTGCGTTGAATGCCGCCTGTGTGTTGAGCGTAGCGTATTCGACGACGAACAGCCAATAAAGCGTCTTTTGTGCGTCATAGGTCATGCAGTTCCATTCAGCCGTTGCCGAATTGTTGCGCTTACGGGCATAGTTGCGGAAGTTTGTGCGGCTGATTTGTGTTACCGGACGACCGAGGAATGTCCTGTACGTTCCGTCATATTCAGCGTTGTTGTTGCCGCCCCTGTACTGCTCTGCCATGTTCACTATTGAGCAGAGCTTCAGGTTTGTTCTGTCAAGGACAGCCTCGTATGCCGAAATGTACATCTGCGGCACTTGATGATAGCCCGGCAGGGGCTGTTCGCTGATGCGCACACGACGTATCGTGCCGTCGGTCTCGAACTTGCGGTAATGCAGCGGTATCTCCACCATGACCTGCCCACGTGAGCCGTCCCGGACTTGCCCCGTCCAATCACGGGGGTCGAGGTATTCCACCACTTGCCCGTTGTCGTCAAGCAGACAGCCTTTCATGCGGCTTTGGATAGGTACGGACTTGTGGAGGTCTGTGTTTCCGATACGGGTGCAGGTTGGGGTCGATACCGTCGTGTCGAACTGTATGCCGTAGCTGCACTGTTCCTCCACGTAGGGGATAAGCGAGGCGAGTGCCGCCTTTTTGCTCTCCCCGTCCGTGTCAAGCACCTCGCAAAGGAGGTCAAACGGGTTTGTCCCTGATACGTTCGGCAAATCGCTTAACCGTTTGCCGTTCTCGAAAGCCTCGATGATTTCTCTCAACTTGCTTTCTTCTTCACTTGTCATTGCCATACTTTTAACTGTTTAAGAATTTGAAAACTGATTTATCTCCTTTCTTTATGAGCATCGCCGATGTGGACGTGTTCATACGCAGGTTTTTTTTCTTCTTGCGCAGGGCTGATGCAGTCCACGCACGTATGCGCCTCGACAGCGACAGGAAAAGCGACACAATCATACCTCGCCCTCCACATAGCAGCCGCTGCCCCAATAGATGTCATTCGTCGCAAGGACTTCCGTATCGGGCGCGAGTTCCACAATCGCCATCGGTGTCCAGTCGTTGAACGGTACGGGTGCTTCCGACGGCTTTTCGTCCTGACTGCATCGCACGCCAAGAACCGTGTCAAGCGTCGATGTGCTGAATTTCGGTCTGACATAAACCGAGAACGGTACGTCGCCCGGTAGCTTGAATCCGTTTGACAGGTCGTTGATTTTCCCGTGAGAGACGATGCGACCGCCGTTCATAAACTCACTGATGTAACCTTTCTGTGCCATATCGTTATTGTTTTAGTGGTTTGTACTTCTATCCAAATCTCAACGCCCCGGATTGGGTGAGCCGTAGGCTGCTGCTGTTCACTTTCCTTAATGCCGGAGCGACAACCTCAATAAGCAGGGTCTTGGCAAGAGCCGTGTTACAAGTCGGAATGACATGCACCGTGCTTTTCCCTGTCCCGACAATGGTTATGCGCCCGTCCGTACCTACCGTTATCGCCTTGTTATCGCTGATGAAAATCACGTTTTTCATCGCACTCGCTGGCGATAATACGGGGTTGATGTAGTTCGGCTGCACGTTTCCCATTGTCAGCCGTGTAACGCTTTCTACTGTCATTCCCGTAGGTACAAGCCGACCGAGCGTCAAAAGGACATTATCCGTGGCATTCACTGCGTCTTCGGTCGCCTCCTGTGCCGCTTCTGTCGCTTCCTGTGCCGCTGCGGTTGCTTCGTTGGCTGCGGTCGTGGCTTCCTGCGCATCTTCTGTCGCTGTATCGCAATCCTCTTTTGCCTTGTTTGCCGCATCTGTGGCGGCGTTGGCTTTCTTCGTCGCTGCGTCGGCATCTTCCTTTGCCTTGATAGCGTTGGTGGTTGCTGTTTTGGCTGCTTCTGTCGCTGTGTCGGCGTTCTTTTTAGCCGTGTTTGCCGCCGCTGCCGCAGTGTTTGCTGCGTCCGTGGCTTCCTTGGCGTTCGTTACCGCCTGTGTGGTCTGCTGCTCGACAAACTCCAACGACACCTTGACGCTTCGGTTGTTTTCGTCCGTGCCTATCGTAAACAGCCCTTTCAAAGAGCTATATAACGGGAGTTCTGAAATCTTTATCTTCTTCATATCTGCGTATCTTAAATGGGTTACACAATGCTAATCGTTGAACCTGAATTTGCCGTTTGATGTCAGGCGCAGCGTCGCCCTGTCGTTGACGAACCGCACGGACGGGTAGGTGTACCTGTCAAGCAGCATGTCGATAGCGTAAACGCCGTTTTCTGTAAAGACAATAATGTTGTCCTCCGTAGCCAGCACAACGTCATCCTCCGTTATCCTGAAATCGCTCGTGAATGTCACGGTAAGCGTGAATTTCAGCCAAGGTCTGCCCTCCGGGTCAAATTCCTGTACGGTGCAGCTCTTGTAATGGCAGGGGAAGTCCTGTTCAAGCTCGTTTACCCACAGGAGGCGTTCATCGGGGCGTATAAGGTCGTAGAGCAGGGCATCATAGTTTCGCCATAGCTCGTCGAGCGTTTCCGCCCTCATGAGGCAGTATAGCTTCACGTCCTTGCTCTTGTAAAGCACGTTCTTGCTGTCATAGATAACCCCTGTCTGCGTCTTGATGTTCCGCAGGAGGTTCGTTTTGACAGCAGCCGGTTTCTGAACCTCCGACAGCGTTCCCTGCAATATCCTCACGCCGTATGCCGTGAAAGGCTGTCCATCTATGGTATAGTCATCGTATGCCGCCACTGTGCTTGCCGGGGCTTTGTACTTGTACCCGTCCAACGGGAAGTCGTCGGCAAATTTGATTTTCGCCTTTCCGAGCAGTTTCGCATAGTCAAGGCTCGTGTGCGACACCATGCGTAGCGTGTATTTGCGCCCTATGGCAGCGCAATCGAACACGTGGTATGCTCCGTCCGACAAGAGGTTAAGAAAGTCGAAATAGCGGCTGAAAACACCCTGTGTGGCGAATGTCAGGTTTATGTCACGTGTGTTAAGGACGGGAGCGGAAAGGTCGGCTTCTATGCCGTCTTCCTCGTTCCAATCGTTGCTGTCGACAGATTTCAACGGCGGCATCGCAACGAGTTCGTTCCACCCGTTGTCCGACACGTACATTCCGAACTGTTTGTACACGTCCTGACCGTCGATGTATAATCTGCCTGACATCATAGGATTATCGCATTTTCAGAGGTATTCTTAATCACGCTGCAACCTACGGAAGCCGTCACGGACGCGACAGCCCATTTCGATGCGTTCACGACGGCTCTTGCTCCGTGTAACAGCACAATCTCGTGCTGTTTGCATTCGTCGCAGTTTACCGTTGCACTCGTCCGACCGATAAGTATCGCCCGTGCCGGGTTCTTTAGCGTGATTACCCCGGCATCTATGTATATGCCGTACTTCTCCACGCCCTGCCCCTTGAACAGGCGGAACGTGGCGATATTCGGGAAGTGGTATCTGATGCAGAACTCCAACCCCTGCCGGGAGGTGAATACTGCGGCAAGTTCCTCTATCGTGTGTTCCGTCCCCTTGAACATATTGCACCTGCGGTATTTCTCCGCTATGTTGTGGAGGGAACGGCTTTCGCACTCCTGCCGGGCTTGCTCCTTGGCAATGACCCACTGTGCGTAAATCTGTCTTATTATCGCTTCCATAACTCGCTAACTTTTTATTCTGATTCCTTTCAATGCCAAATCATTCACTGTGTTGCGCATATCCCTGACATCGCTCTCAACGTTCGCCATACGGGTTGACAGACCGTCCGTGTTTCCCTCGATGTTAAGGACGCTCTTCAGGATAAGGCTTGCCGTCGCAACGAGCAGCTTTGTATTCTCGCTTATCGAGTAGGTGTGTCCCTGTATGGCTGTCGCCCGTCCGTTAAGCTCGTCCACGCTTTCCTGCGAGGCTGTCGCTATGCCTTTCTCCGAGGCTTCCCGTGTCGCTTCCTCCGTCACGTCAAACATATTCTTCACGCTGTCCGGGAGAGCTTCCCATATCTCTGCGAAATCCTGTCCGACGGCGTTAAGGTCGTTGGCGAAACCGCTCATGGAGGCAATGACAGCGTCAAGCCCCATAAACTGACCATCCTTGAACCATTTGTTCTTATACTTGTCGAATATCTCCCCGAGCGGCTCTTCAAGGTATTTCGACACGAGCATACGCTTGATAACGTCGCCGACGATGTCCTTTACCTTGTCGCCCCAAGCCTCGGCGTAATCCTCGCCGTCCTGGAAAGCGTCAAAAAATGCGTCGCCGAGTTCGCTGGCAATGTCAGCAGCCGAACCGCCAATAATTTCCTCGACCATATCGTTTATCACGGCGACAGCCTGTTGCCCGAGTTCCTCAATCTGACGCTCCCATTCCTCTATCTTCCCGTGGTCGGTGTCTTTCTTGTCGTTCTCGGCGTTGATCTGCTGCTGAATGAGCAACTGCTGTTTGGCGATATTCTCCAATTGGTCTCTGCTGCTCTCGTACTTCTCCGCTCCGAGTGCCTTGTCTGCGGAGTAGGCGATGTCGGCGTATGCGTCGGCGATTTTCTCGGCAGACTTTGAAAGCAACTCTTGGTTGTTCGATACCGTTGAAAACAGCGTCCTCCACGCTCCGGCGACATCGTTCACGGCGAGTTTGTTCTGTATCAGCTCGGCTTTCGTTTCGGATAGCGTCTGCCGGATGCGGTCTATCGCACGCCCTGAATTTTCCTGCAACCGCACAATGTCGGCGTTGTCGAGTTCCCATTGCAGTTGGTCTATACGGCTCTGCAAGGCTTCGATTTCCTCCTGTTTCTTCTCGTCGTTGTTGAACAGGTTGACAATCTGCATCGCTATCTGCAAGGCGGCTGATATGATAGTCAGTATAACGGAGGCTTTCTCAACTGTCTGTATGGCTGTGGCGGCGGCTGTCGCCGTTCCCTGTATGCCCTGAGAGGACATATTGACAAGCGAAACAATGCCGTTTATCATTGACAGCGAAGAAGTCATAATGCTTCCGGCTGTGGATATGATTTCCCCGGCAACACCTCCGACGGTATCGCCTATGCTCTCAAACTCACGCTCGCACTCCAACAGCGTCTTGTACAGGTCTTCCCACTCCTTGATACTGCGCTTGTCGGGGCTGACACTGTTTTTGGCGTTGGCTTCCGACACTTTTTTCTTCGCTGTCGTCACCTTTGCCCGTGCGGTGGATAGCTGACTGCCCGAAGCGTCGCCGGAGCTTTCCAACTCGTTAAGCTCGGCTTCCGCCTGTTCAAGAACCGCCTGCAGCTGTTCAAGCGTATAATTGGCAATCTCGTTGCACCACGCCCGGTATGTTTCCTCCCGTTGGGCGAACTGTTCATCGACGGCTTGCAGGGCGTTCTGCTCCTGTAAGTCCAACTCGTCCACATTCCCCTGCGTGACACCCTCCCGGAGCTGTCGGTTTCCGTTCGCGTCAAGGACATAGTTGCCTTTGTCGTCGGTCTTGTAAAGCTGCTTGCGCTTATCCTCGTATTCCTCCGTTATTTTCAGCCTTTGCTGCTCGTAGGTCATTACATCGGCAAGCATAGCGTCGAGGGCATCCTTGTTTCCCTTGCGGCGTATGTCGGCTGCAAGGTCGGCGTAATCCTTTATCATAGCCTGCTGTTCCGGCGTAAGGTCGGCGACTGACAGGTCAAGCGAAGCCCGGTATGCAAGCTCCTCCTCTTTGGTCGCTTTCGGGTTGGCGTTCCGCCATTCGAGGACTTTCTTGTCGGCGAGGGCGTTCAGCATATCCTGCGTGCGCCTGTCGTTCTCGTCGATGAGCCTGTCATAATTCAGGTCAAGCTGCATCATCGTTTTCTCGAAACTGTCGTCCATCAGGTTTATGCGCTGCTGCCTTATATCCAATTCCGCCTGTTCCTGTGCCTCCTGTACGCTCCGTGAATACTCGGCAATTTGCCTGCTCCGTTCGGCTGTTTCATCAGCGATTTGCTGCTGTTCACGGGCAAGACGTTTTGCTGCTGCCTCACGCTGTTTCTTTTCCCTCTCTGCCTCCTTTTTGTTCCTCTCTGCTTCCCTTGCCTTGTCGTCGGCTTCGGTCTGCTTCTGTTCGGCTGCCGTGGCATAATCGGCACCACGTTGTAGGAGCTGTTGCTGCGTGAAATACTTTCCGTTCACGGTCGCCCCGGCAGGGCTGTTCTGTCCGAGAGCGGTAAACCGTTTGGCGAGCCTTTGAAGCTCGTCCAAATCCATATTTTCCATCCACTTTGGTATCTCGCCACCTATGCGGATAGTGAAGCCGATAGTATTGTTCGAGTACTGCGACATCAAGTTTTTGATGTTCTCGTACAGGTCGTGTACGCCCTCCGTAGGCTTTTGCAAACCCTTTTCTATGGCTTCTACCTTTTCGGAGAAAGTCAACGCACCCTCGGCGGCGGCACGTTCTGCGTCCGACGTTTTGTTCACGGCTTCGGAGTAACGTTCGTATTCCTCCCTCGCTTGTTGTATGGAGTTGATATAGTTCTGTACGAGGTTCTGATGATTGAACAGTCCGTCCGTGAGCCACTGTTTCTGTATGGTTTCCTCGCTTATGCCTATGGCTCGCATACGGTCTTGTATCGTGGCGTAAATCTTGTTGATGCCCTCTTGGTATTCTTCGCCCGTCTTTCCGGCAATCTCCGTGATGTTCTGTTCAACGACATTTCCGATAATTGTTGATATGGCGGCGGCATTCTGTTGCAGCTCCTTGTTGTCCCCCAACAGCAATGTTCCCTCTGTCATAGCCCCGGTAAGGTCGGAATAAAGCGATTTCTGCGCCTCTGACAGTTGCGACGCATAGTTCTGCGCACCCTGTTCAAGAGCGTTTGCACGCTGCCTTTCCACGCCCTCCTGCTTTATCAGCTCGATAGCTTGCGCACGTTTGGCGTTTACCATGTCGATGCTTTCGCCCTCCTTGATAGCTTGCAAGCCGTATTCTTCGAGTATGCCGTTAAGCTCGTCCATAACCTTTTTGTGGGTGGACGTGCCGGCTGTCAGACCGTTCAGGGTCATGGAAAGGGTTTCGACACGTGATATTGTCTTGGCGGCACTGTCGCCGTATTTGTATGTCATTTCTGCCGCCTCGCCGGACTTCGTAGAGAACAAGTTGAAAGCGGTAGCGGCTGCTACGACAACGGACAGAACCAAGCCCAACGGGTTTGCCTTGACAGCCATATTGAACAGAAGCATGGCGTCCTTTGCACTCGTCACGCTTTTTGCCAAGGACAGGAAAGCCGATATGTTGTCCCAAATGGCTTGCACCTTGTGTGCGGCTGCAACAGCCAAGACAGCGGCTTTGTACGTTCCGTACGTGGCTATGACGATAAGCAGTACCTTGCCGACGGTTTCCCAATTCTCGACAAGTGCCGTAATGATGTCAAGCGATGTTCCTATAACGCCCTCGGAAGCCTGTCCGATTTGGTTGAACATCTGTTCTATGGTATCCTCGATGTTGCTTATACGACCGGATATGGTTTGGCTTTGCGCCTCCATAAGACCGCCGAACTTGCTGCCCTCGTTCGTGAGGTTGATGATAGCCTGTTCCACTTCCGGGAAACCGACCTTGCCTTCTTCTACAAGCGCACGTACTTGGTTTTCTGCAACCCCAAGCACCTTAGCCAATTCTTCTCCCAAAGGAATACCCCTGCCGAGGAATTGGTTTAGGTCGGCAGTGTACATGCGCCCCTGTACCATTGTCGTTCCATACAGGTATGCGAGGTCGCCGATAGGTATTGAAAGCCCGGCGGCGATGTCACCGAGCCGTATAAGAGTTTCATTTACCTTGTCGGCTTCGACACCGTATGCAAGAAGCTGCCTTGCAGCGTTTGATATGTCAGACACTCCGAAAGGTGTTGTGGCGGCAGTTTTTATGAGTTGCGACATAAGGGCGTTCGCTTCGTCGGCATTCCCTATCATCGTCTGAAAGGCGATTTCGAGCTTCTGCATCTCACCCCTGACCGTTACAACCTGCATGGCAAAATCTTTCATCTGCGACACGGCAAAGACACCTGCCGCCGTTTTCCCTATCTTATTGAAAACGTCGTCAATCTGCTTGCCCTCGCTTACGGCTGTGCCTGTTATGCCTGATAAAATCCGTTTGGATTCCTCCGCATCTGTACGCAACTGTGAGTTGTCTATACCTGTGCCGTAATATATTCTGCCATTGTCATTCTCCATTGTGCGTCAATCAAATTGTTCAAAAATGCTTTTTATCTTCTCCCTGTTACGTATGTCATCAACCTTTATGGCTTTTTGACGCTTCTGCTTCTTGCCGTCCTTGTCGTCCGCCTTGTGCTTGTAGCTCGGCAGCGTTGCCCCGTACATGACCATATTCGCATAGCTCATTTCGTACAGGACGTATTCGACCGGGAGGTTGAAAGCTTTTACCGTTCCTGCGACTATTGCCCAGACGCTGTCGTTTTGGTCTCCACTTTCGTCGGTCGCATCAGGTTTATCTCTGTCAGGAAAGTGGTAAGCCCGAAAAAATCCCCTAACTCCATTTTTTGAAGCAGTTGAGCGACAAGCAGGTTGAGCGCACGGGGCGACAGGTCTTCAAGTATCTGTTTGGCGAGTTCCGCCTTTCGGTCTATTACTTGTTCGACTTCTATTTCTTCCGTCCACTTGACAAGCCCCCACAGGCGGCGTTTCTCAACCGTCTGCCGGGCTTTTACCGTTTCCGTGAGGTTCTTTGCGCCGAGTATCAGTATCGCCGCAATATCGCCCAAAGGACGGCATTCACGAGCCACAGAAAGGCTTTCCTCGACTACCTTTTCAGGGTCAAGATTGATTTCGGGCAAACGCGAAACAGCCTCCGAAGCAAGTATGAGTGTTGCTGTACTTGCCGGGGCTGCCTTGTATTTCTTGCCGCCTACCGTTACCTCAATATCCTTTTGGAGTATGGTTTCGGCGACCTTTTCTTCTATTGTTTTCGTTGCCATAGCGTGTTGCGTTAAAATTTGGGGCAGGAGGGGGAGTCGAACCCCCGACCTCAAACCCGTTGGGCTTGCGAGCTACCTGCTGCTCTTTCCTGCTGTTGGTTATCCTGAATTATGCGTTACCCTCCCGACTCTTCGCTCGGTACATAGCTCTTGATTGTCTTGCCCGTCTTCGGTTTCAGCGCACGAGCCACATAGTGGCGCAGCTGTCCGTCTGCGGTCGTGTAGCTGTCCTCGACACGCAGGACGGCTCTGTCAATCTGAATAGCCGGACAGTCCTTATCCTGTGCCTCGACACGGAAAGCGTGTTCGCCCGTGATTACTCCGTCGTTGTCCTCAAACGACGGCTCCTCGCCTTTCTTGACGAACTCGTCCCATTCGAGCTGATAGGTATTCTTTCCCGGCAAATAATCGACGAGCGCACCGCCCTCTTCTGTGGCGGTCTTTTCTGTTCCTGCGGTCGTCGTGAGTTGTGTACTGTCCTCTTTCGGAGTAGGTAACTCATCCCATTCCCCTGTGGGGGCACCGTCGGTGCTTGTGGCGTGCTTCAAATCGCATTCGCCCCAGTTCAATACTGCCATATTCTTTCAATTTTAATGGTTTACTGATTTTGTTTCTTCATAACAGGTTGCGTAACAGGCGTGTTCCCGTCATGCGTTTCAAGGACAGGCAGATAGCCCACGTTGCCGTCGGCATCCGTCGCGTCTATTACGGCGACCTGCGGAATGTTCAGAGGCGCATAATCATCGCCGAAATACTCGTATTTGAGCTTCACGACGACGAAATGCTGATGTATGTCGGCTTCTTCCTCGGTGTAAATTGTCTGCTGCAACTTAAACTTGTAACAGGAAACTTCGGTCGTAAGGCTATCGAACCACTCCTGCGCAAGGCGTTCCACCCGTTCCGTGCGTTCTCCGTCCTCAACCCATACCCCGTTGTCATACGGGTCTATGTCCGGGACGAATATGTTCACGGTCACGACCCCCGTCTGTATCTGATTGGGAAGCCCGGTTGTGAAAATCACGACCGCATCTTCCTTGCGGCTGTCACGGGGGCGATACCCCTGCCGATAGACCTCACCTGAAATCATCGTGTAAAGGGTGCTGTCTTTCAGCAGTTGATAGATGTCGCCTTGAACCTGTTTCGATGTCTTTGCCATAGTTCCTGTTACTTGTTAAATCCGAGTTGTTTCAACATCTTGGGTACAAGCTGGTCGGCAAGCAGTTCCGAGCTGTCAAGCACGTTGTAACCCTTTGCGGACACATAAGAGGCGTATCGCATTCCGGCAACGACGATAAGCACAATGCCTTTCGGGAACTTCCCGGCAAGAGAACGTGCGTAGGACATTCCCGTGCTTCGTCCCTCGTCGTTTCCGTCCGGCTTGCCGAAAGAGCCTGTCTTGTACACCTGCCCGTCAACGACCACGATATAACCGACGGAGCTGCGGAGGTTCTTTGTGCGGTCTTTGTACGAACCGTTCTCGATAGCCTCGTTGCGCACTTTTTCGCCTATGGCGCACAGGTTGTAGATGATGGCTTGTTTCAGCCTGTTCATCCGCTCCTTGATGTAAGCGTCTATTTGCGATTTCGGTGTTATCTGTCTTATCGGCATAATGTCAAGTTATTTATTGCTGATTCGGCGTATGTGCCGTTTTCTTTTCGCTTCCGTATGTTTGGGCGTTCCCGTCATTTCAACACGGCATTCGGGCTGAAATGCGTTTACACCCAAATCCTCAATTCACAGACCGCCTCCAACGGCTCAACCTGCATAATGGAAAATTCCCCGACCACGTTCCCGGCAAGGTCTTTCAACCGTACCTGCTCGGCTTCAAACGGCTGTTCCTCTATCAGCACGGTATATTGCGCCGTAGTGAAATGCTCGCCGTTGACACGTCCGAGTTGGTTGTACTTGTTTGCCGAGTATTGGCAGGGTATCGGGTCGCCCCAAGCTACAGAGCCGGGCTTCTGCGGATAACCCGTTTCCGGGTTAATCCCACCACCCGTTTTCCTCTTTGCTTCGATTGTGCCGTTTTGGATAATCATAGCCGTGAACCTTTATATCCGTAAATGGGTTTCGGCGTTCCTGCCTCGTCGCTTGCTCCGAAATCGTCGTACAGGCTGTTAGCCCGGTTGCGGAACTGCTTGCGCTGTTCGTCCGTAAACGAATAGCTCTGTCCGCCCTGCGATACATCGGGAGCTATCGAAAGCCACAGCAGGAGGTCAGCAACGGCAAGGTTGTATTCCTTGCTTTTCTGCATCTCCTGTGTCGCATCGGTTGTCAGCGACAGACCCCGTTTGTCCGCTATCGCCGTCAGCGTGCGGAGAGGAACGGGGTAGGCATTTACGCCTTTCAACGCTTCGAGAACTGTTTCCATAGCTTGTCACGTTTTACTCCCAATCCTGTGCGTCCGTTCTCACATACAGGTTGCGGTAAGCCGTGTCGAACACGGGTACAGCGTCAGCCTGTCCGATAGTAACCTCGCTCTGCGGCTCAGCCGTTCCGTACTTCTTGACGATAGTGTGCGAGCGTTCCGAGCGGAGGATAAGGTCGTTATTCTCCTGTAGGATGTCGTACTGTGTCGTTCCGAGGCGTTCCGTTTCAGTCAGCATCATACGGCAGTTCTCAAACGGGTTGCCTGAAGTCTGCGAGCCGTCAGAGAATTCACGTGTGATTGTCTGGTCGATTACACGGAGCTGTATGCCGTTGAGCCAAGCCTGTTTTGCGAGCATCGCATTGACCTGCGTAAGGTCGGGTGTCTGCGTAATACCGAGGGCGTTGGCGGCGAAAGAGGCGCAAGCCTTTACGATTTGGTCTGCCGAGCAAATCTTGTAGAACTCGTCGAGGTTCACGTAGGCGAACTTCGGGTTAAGGTTCTTAGACTTGGCGATCTTGATGAAAGTCACGAGGTCGCCGATGATGTCGGCTGTTGACTTGTTCGCCCAATCTACGGTGGTCTTGACTTTCATTTCGTCGTCCACGTCGTAGTCAAGGTCAAACTCGTTGGCATAGGTCGCGTTGGTCGTTGTCGTGAATGCCAGCTTTCCTGCCAATGACATCAGCTTGAGTGCGACAAACTCCAATTCGGACTGTACGCCGTTGAAGCAGAAGTCCACGTCCTCGCCCCAATACTGTACAAGCTTCGTTGCGTCCTCGTCCTGTGCAAAAGCGAGTGCGGTCTGATAGTCCTTGATTTCGGAGCGGGTCATTTCCCGGCTGATTGAAATGAAAGGAATATCGCCCTTTGCGCTCTCGAAGATAGGACGACGCTTGCGGACGATGGTCGAGTTGTCAGAATGCAGGTCTGCGGCTACATTCTTCTTTTCGAGTTGGTTTCCCAAGGTTCGCCAAATGAAGCCGTTTACCTTTTTGACAGGGAAGAGCCTACCGAAATAGAACTGCGACGCATCGGCTGTATCCAAACGAGCCTGAACCATCTGCTGGGTCAAGCCGTGAATGAGTGTATTTACGATTGTTGCCATAAAACGTCAGTTTTTTAATAGTTGATGATACCCGTGAGATACTTCGCCACACACTCCGGCAGGGGGTTGCCTTTTGTCACGCCGATAAGCCAAGCGTCGGTATCGACGTTCTGCCCTTTGGCGATAGGCTTGCCCGTACCTGCGAGCGAAAGCGGAATGTATTTCAGTTTTGATGTGGTAGATGCGGACTGCGCCGCAGCTTCGATAAGGAAGCCTCCTTTGGCGATTTCTTTCAAGGTCGTACCCACCGTAATGGTATCGTAGTCCTTGTTGCTCTCGTCAATGGCTGTAATGGCATAAGCCAAACCACCCTCGGCGGTCATGACGAAGTCGCCAACCTTGAAGTTGTGCAGCTTCTTGACCTTGATAGCGGTGTCGGAAGCACCAACCTCGGCAACCACTTCGGCGATTTTCACGACGTGGCAAATACCGTTGTCGGGTGCGCTCAACACTGCGCCCTCACGAAGATAGTCGCCTCCAAGCTCGGCGGTTTTCACAGACACGCCGCCTCGGATGTCGGCGACCTTGTGCTGGAATACGCGAGGAACTCTCGTGTCCTTGCGTCTTTGAACTGTCATGCTCATTTTCTTCGGTTTTTTGATTGTTAGACATTAGAACGGTTGACCGTCTTTCGGCTTGCTGTCACGGTGTGCGATAGCTTCCTGCTGCTCTTTGGTCAACTCGCCCCCTTGGTTACCTGTGCCGCCTGTTACGGTCGGTTTTCCGAAGACAGCCCCTTTTGCCTGTACTTCGCCTACTATGCCGTTCACCTCGGTAGTGATTTCCCCGACAAGGGCGTTAAACTGCTCGTCGGTCAAATTGTCAACGGGTGTCCGCTCATAAGCCTTGCGGAGGTTTTCAGGCAACTTTTCGATGATCGTTGAAAGTTGCTGCTTACGGGTTGCAGTTGTGCGCTCGCCGTCCATCTTGTCGAGGCGTTCGTTCAGCTTCTTGTTGCTGTCGATAAGTGCCTGCGCCCAAGCCGGAACTTGCTCCTGTGCGCCCCCTGTGGTTTGCTGCTGTACGGTTGTGCCGCTGCCAGCCTGTCCTGCCGCACCCCCGTTAGTGTCGATTTTCTGCCCGTCTTTCAGTCCGTACCTCGTTTCGTAGTTGTGTACGGCTGTCTGTTGGGCTTCAGTTGCTCGGCTGTCGCCGTAGCTCTCGATGATTTCGATAAACTCCTGCGTTACCCCTGCAACGGCAGTTGTAACCTGTTCGTCGGTCGTGACAGTCTTGGCGAGCTTTTCGGCAATCCTGTTCAGCACGTTGGCGTTGACCCCCGGAAATTTGGCTTTCAACGCATCAAAAAGTTTCTGTTTCATACTCGTATGATATTTAACTAATCAGATTAAACGCCACAAATGTAATCAATTTCTGCCATAGTGATTATATTATAATCATAAAATCGTCGAAAAATTTTCATATCTCGCATATTTTGTTATGGTTAAGGCATTCAGTTATTTGCTCGGGTTGATGATTAAATAAGAGTTAAAATTAAACTGAATAGATAAAAATTTCTTCCGAAAAGTGTGTTATTACCAAAATACTTCACTTATATTTGCAACGTGATTACAAGATAAACAGTTTGAACCGCAAAATGACAGCAGATATGAACAAGAACAATTTGGCATACAGCACGAGGGACATTAACCGCAACTTCCGTATCAAGGTTGCCGGGGTTGACAACGAGGGCAACAAGATTAACATGCTTGTCGGCGTTTCGGGAGCTTTGAAACTGATAGGGGTTGAGCTTTTTAACAAGTTCCTCAAAAAGGCTTTCGCTTGTATGGACGATGTTTGCGTTTGCAAGCTGCGCAGAGGTTTGAAATTCAGTTTTTACATCAAATAACGGAGGACAGGAATATGGCAAAGAGTATTATCGAGGGCGCATACCTCGTAGGTTTCGAGCCAAGCTCGGACAACCTTTCAGACGAAGCCCTGTATGCGGAGGCAGTAGAGTTTTTGAACAATTCAATCAGATTTTAATAACAATCTAAAAATTACAGTATTATGGCACAGACAACCGAATTACAGCAAGGTTTGAACGAAGTTGTTATGAACAAAGTTCAGAGAATGATTGACGGCAAAGCCGTCGGAGTACGGGCAACAATGGAACGCCTCGTGAACGAGGGCAAGATTGCACAGGACTACATCGCCCCGATAGGCGTAAACCTGAAAATCAACGACCACAGCCCGGTTATAACTTTCAGCGCAAACGGCTCTCTCCGCATGGATATGCCGGACGGACAGTTTACCCTACACGACAATGCCATAGGGCAACTTGCCGACCGTATGGGCATACCGCAGCGATACCTGCGAGGGCTTGCTTCGGGCGAGCCTTGGGCGAAGCAGCTCGCAGCGACGCTTCTCAACGAACATAGCGGCTGGACGCAGCGAAGCCGTGTTCTCGTGAGGACGGTCGGAAAGCAGGTAAGAGGCGTGTTGAGCGACAGCTACCGCCGATTGAACAGTGTTGAAATCCTGACGGCTTTCGTTCAGGAAGCGGCGCAGCAGGGAGCGGTTATATCGGATGCCTATATGAACGACACCAAGATTTGGGCTGAAACGATACTCCCGACACCGCTGACAGTTCCGACAGCCAATAACGGCGACGTAGTTATCTTCGCCGGGGCAAGGTTCAGCACATCTGACTATGGCGACGGTGCCGTTGATATGAGGGCTTTCCTTTTGAACGGGGCTTGCCTTAACGGTATGGTCCGGGAGAGCGTGATGAAGCAGGTACACCTCGGCTCGAAGCTCCCGGACAACCTGCAACTGTCGCAACAGACCTATGAGCTTGACACCAAGACAACCGTTTCGGCGGTTCGCGACTTGACAAAGGGACTTTTCAGCAAGGACAACCTCATGAAGAAAGCCATCGAGATACAGGGCGCAAGCGAAATGGAGGTTGACTTTGAACACGAGCTGAAACGCCTGACACGAGACGGAGGGCTGCTCAAACAGGAGGGTAAGGAGGTTGAAAAAATCCTCATGCGCAACGACCCGGAGGACGGCGTACAGGGAGGGGCGACCCTTTGGAAGCTGACACAGGCTATCACGGCACACGCACGGGAACTCTCGCCTGAAAGAAGCCGTGAATTACACGAATTGTCGGGGCAACTCCTTAACCGTGTAAAAGTAACCGCATAACATAACAATCGCCCGGCAGACAACCGAAAAACAGGCTCTGCCGGGCTTTAATCACCAATAAGACTATGGCACAGGAATTTGAATTTGAAGAGAACCAAAACAATTACGGCGTACTTGAATACCAACACGCCCACACGCTGAAACGATACAAGGAACTTTGCGACGAGCGTTGCAAGGTCGATGTGTCTAAATATGATTGCTTCTTCGCTTTCTCCGACAAGCAGTTTTCCGAGGGGTTGAAATCCATACGCCCTTTACAGGAGGGCGAGAAGCTCGTTTCAATCGGCGCAGGAGGTTATGGGACAAAGGACGGGGCGAAACGCCTGTTTGAGTTCTACGACAGCATAAACGATAAAATCCGCTCCGAGTGCAACCCACAGGAGGTTTACGTGTATGAGTACAACAATCACGAGTGCTGCTTGGATTGGGACGGAGATTTGAACGCCATACGCATTATCGCCACTGTGTGGGGCGAAGATGTAGCCCGGACAATAAAGCGCAAGAACGCCTGTTATCCGATTGAGAGTATTTTCAAGTAGTTATCGCTGACGATAATTCAGTTATCGCTGCGATATGATTTTTTTAGATGCTGTTTTTATATGAAATCAGGGGAAATCTACCAAAAACAGGGCAAAAAGTTGGCAAAAGTCAGACCACCCTAAAATACGTTATCGCTTACGATAATCATACTCTAATGTGGTTATCGTTAGCGATAATTATTCAGAAACCGTGTTATCGCACGTATAACTCAAAAATTAAGGCGTTCTCACGGCGAAAGTACACATAGTATAGTAAAAGAAAATAGAGTACAGTAAAATAGAGATAATCCTATATCAGGATTATTAGAAAAAAAGACTACTAACGTAGTCTAAAAAAAGACCCTTACGGGTCAGGCGACCACGCCTCCAATCTTTGGGTTGGGGAATAACGCCTGACACACATAGTGGGGGCGTTAAACGGAGAAAAGACAATGGCGAAGAAACAGTACAAAATCAGAGCGAGGCTCGTGTTCAACGGGCAGGTCATGGTATCGGCGCACAGCCGACAGGAAGCAGAGGCGATAGTCGAGAAAGGCATCGCCGGGCAGCTCGGCAAGTTCGAGGTTCAACCGACAGCCGAGGACGACATCAAGGATTGGGATTTCTCTCTGAAAGGGGAGGTAGTTGTCAACCGAAAACAGGAGGGAGGCGACTGATGGGCACAAAGAATTGGTTTTACCGTGTTGAGTTCAAAGAGCCGCCAATAGAGGGCGACGAGCGGACGGAGTTCTACTTTTCAAGCCTCGCTGCCATTTATGAGCAGTTCGCCCCGGAACAGGTCGGGTGCAAGGTCTCCCGGCTGTGGAACATCGGAGTATCGGACGGCGTTCCTTACAGTGGGCGCAGATGTACGATAACAAAAGAGCAGATCCAGCGGAAGACACAGAATAAAGCCCCGACAACGGGCGATAATCCGAAGGATAACAACTTACACGAGTGCGAAAAGTAAAGCCGAAATACGGCGAATTTGAGGAAAATAACTAAGTTTGTATGCGATATGAAAAAGATACCGAAGATAATTTTGGACGAAGCCGAAAGGCAGGGTCTTGACAGAATGGCTGCATATCTGTGCGATGTTGACGGTCGTGAGATATACAGCTTGGGTGTGGAGAGCATGGAGCGTTGGTTTCCTTGCCCTCCCGACGCTCCCGTGTTGGTTTCGCTGAAAGACGGAGAGATTGAGCCTTTCGACGATTTGGGCTTAATCGCCGGACTTCTTGAAACGAGTTGAGAACACGGGATTTATCAACTTGTCGTCAATCCGCAGGACACCGATTGCGCCGGGCTTCATTTGGTCGATGTAATCGAAGTCCTGCCAACTGCCACGGCGACCTGATTGTGGGTCAAACCATAACAGGTTGCCGTCTTTTTGTCGCTCGACGATAAAGACATGTGCGTCGCCCTTTTTCCATGCGCAGTAAACCTCATAACGCCCTTGTGCGGCTGTTTTGTCCTCGATGAATTTCAGCTTGGCAAGCCCGGTGTCCTTTATCCCTGCCGACCACTCATAGTCAGCCCTCTTGCCGTCCGCTGTCAGGAAGCGGTCACGCCAATCCACTTTCTTGCTTACGCAGAAACGGTGGAAAGTCCTGTAACGCTTGTACCCTTTCAGCAAAGGATTGGGCGTTGCTTGCAAGTCGAATCCCCGACGGCGAAGCTCGTAGGTCATGGTGCAGGTTTGGCAGTTGTGGAGATAACCCAAGTCTGCGGCATCTGAAAGCGAATAGCCCGGATTGCACTTGCTTCCGTCGGCTTCCGTGAAGTTCATTATCTTGCCTTGCAGTACAGGCAGCACCGCCGCCAATTCCCGGTTGTTCTGTGCTATGGCGGCAGAGAACCCGGCGTGCTTCTTGTTGTACGCCAAAGCCGAGGCATATTCCTCGTGGGTGTTGTAGGGCATTCTCTTAGCATAGAGCTTTGAGTAACCTCTGGGCAGGTATTTCGGGTTGTCCTTGATGAAGTACGGCACGGAGTAGCTGCGCTTTGCACGTTCCTCGTTGTCTTTTAGCCACTGCTTAAAATCGCCCGGCACATCATCTACCCGGTTCACGCTCTTGCCGTCAAGCGGCTCTCCGTCCAATATGCGCCGTGTGTCCTCGGCTATTTCCTCGTCCGTTTTCAGAATCGTAACAGCCCGACAGCGGCAATGCGGATGCCAGCCTGTAAACTTGAAGTCCTTGGGGTAACGCCCTTTCAGCTTGTCGCAGATGTCAGTAAATGGCATACCGTTGAGCGTGTGGTTGTTCGACAGTTTGATTTCTATGCCGACAACGAAGTCAAGCTGCTGCCAACGCTCGTAGTCTGCTGTCATATAGGCGATGTTTGTTTCCGTTGCTGCGAGCCTCCGGGCGTTCTTGTACGAGCTTCTGTACACGCCCTGTCCGGGGTGGAACGCCGCCGCACGTTTGGATAGCTGCAACTCCCCGTGTTCGTCCCTGACACGCCGGAAGAGCTTGTCGGGGTATTTCAAGAATTGGCGGAGTTCCTGCGACATGTCGTCTGCCGAAAGTCCGTTGCGTATGCCCACATCCAAGCCGAGTTCGATTTCAGCCTTGAATTGGTCGGTGTACCGCCACACCCTGTCGGAGAGGTTAAGCCCGTTTACCTTGCGTTTCTCGAAAGCCTCCCGTGCGCTCTCGTTGGTGCTGAAATAACGGCGGTATTGTGCCTGTGACAGTTTACCGACGTTATCCCCGAACACTTGCCGGGCGAGTTCGCTGTTCTTGTTGTTGGCAAGCGTCCATTCGGACTTTATCCCGTTAAGTATAATCGACGACAAACCATTTTGGAGCTTCTGTAACAACTTTTCGACCCGTTTCCTTATTGCAGGATAGTCGTCAAAAGAAAACAGCGTATCGGGCTTAATTTCGGGCAAAGACAAGCCTATCGCCACAGCCTGTGTGATGATTTGGCGATAGAGCCTGTCTATTTCACGTTCGTATGCCGACATGTTGCTTTGGTGCCGACGGTCGTACTTATCAGTTGCCATTGTCTGCGTCCTCCCGTTTCAAGAAGTGTTCACATTGTGGGTCTGACAGGAAGCGGCAGTATTTCCCCTCCTTGTAGAACGGGCAATGGCACAGGATAAAATGCCCGTCAAGAGCCTTGCTGCACCAATCGTAGCTGTGCTTGCAGTGGCGGCACTGATATTTGGGCTTATCCGGCTGTTTGCCCCGTTGTGTAGTAATTCTCCTTGCCATAGCCTGTTATTCTGTCATTTCAAATGCGTCTATTTTATCTTCCTCAGCTATCTCATGCAGGGTCTTGTCAACATCGTCGCTATGCCCGTACATTTCGATTGATTCACGCTGTGACATAAGTGCCTTGCCTCCGTTTGCCGCCATGAGGTTGTTTATCGTGTCCTTTTCGTCCGTGATGGCGAAAGGCGTTATCAGGGTTTCGACTTTCAGAGCGTCAATGTCGGCGGCATAACTCTCGCCGAGCATTATCTTGGCAAACGCTTTAACGACATTCATCTCACGGTCAAAGAACTCAATCAGTCGACCGCTCTCGTCCTTGACTTTCAATTGTGCGTCGATGAACATCTGCTTGCGGCTTTCTCCTGACAGGGCTTGCTGCGACATCTTCCCATAGCTCCAATCCGGGAGCTGCAACTGCGTGAAGAAAAGGTCGCGGAGCTGTTCGACATAGAATTTCAGATTTTCGACAGCCTGTGCCCATGTCACGTATTCAGCCCTGCCGTTCTGTGGATATTGCATCACGGAGCGGAACTCCCTGTTAGGGCTTTTTTCGTCCCCGTAGCTGATGGCTTCGTCCGCAAACACGATGAAGATAGGCTTGGAGTTCTGACGCAGGTAGTTCCCGTTCCGGCTCAATGCCCATTCGATTTCATAAACCGTCTTTGAGGTGTCTTCCCATATCGGGGTCGGTCGCCACGCATACACGCCGGGAATTTTGCCGAGTGTGATGTTCTCGTTCTCGACTTCTGCCCAGCCTCCGTTCTCGTTGCTCCATTTGATGTGCTTGTCGGCTGTATAGGTGTCGAAGTATTGCACGTACTTCCTGCCTTTCTTCCGTGTGTAGCCTACGGACATGGCTATCATGTCGCCGTATTCGTCGAACAGGGGGTAAAGTTCGTCGCCGAGCATAGGGGAGAAGTTGCGGCAGCGGAGCTTCAGCGGAGACGTGAAGCCGTACAGCGTGTTCCGTTCCTCAATGGCATACCAGAGAGTAAAGACCTCGCACCCGGCGAAAAGCATATTGCAACGCTCGTTGTTCACGCTGTCTATGCGGTTGCGCTCGTAGATGTTTTCAAGGTACGACGCTATCTCCTTTTGCCTGTCGTTTTCGGGCTTGTAAACTCGCTTTATGGGAATGCCCGTTACAAGCTCCGTCATGCGCTTTGTGGCGAGCCGTTGCAGGTCACAAGTGACACGGGTAACGTACTCTATACCCTCATCGGTCACGATGTCCGGGTATTTTTGCTTGTTCATTACCGGGTGCTTGGTTGGGTCAAACTGTTGCACCAAACCGAATCGCCCCGACCAAACCGGGACGACGATCGTCTTTTCTTTCAAGGCTGCGATTTTACTTTCAGCCGAGTTTTCGGAGTTTAAGATTTCTTCGATTGTCATAGCTATTCCGTTTTACTGATGATTGTTATCTTCGTACTATTTTCGACAGCCTGTCAAGGTCTATCGGTTGCCTGTTTCGTATCGGATAGAACGTGTTGGCGAGTGCGTCGAACTTGTCAGGGCTTCGTCCGATACGCTGTTTGATGTCCTCTTTCGGTTCGATGAAGATGCTGCCGTTGGATTTGAAGTCAAAGCGTATCGACGTGGCTTCCTCGTCAAACTGTGCGTCAGGCGGAAGCATCGCCCCCGTGTTGTTTCGTGGGTTAAGCCAATCCCGGACGCACCAAAACAGGTAGGCTCGCATGTTCAAGAACTTGTATTGTCCCGTGATGTCTGTAAGGTCACGACCGCTCCGTGCTTTCGCCGCCTCGCTGTACTTGCAACTGATGATGAACTGCTCTTTGTCAAGCTCAATGCAACGGCTGTAAACACCTGCGCCCTCGCCGATGGTGTCGATGCTGACATACGCCTCAATCTGCCGACGGCGGTACGCCGCTATCTTCCCGGCTATGCCCATGTGGTCTGCCGCTCCGCCGCTGTTATGGGTTTGGAACGGTGCCACCCATGCACCCTTTCGCTCGCAGAAACAAGTGTTATCGCGTCCCATACCAGCCACGTCAACGCCAAGCATACGTGTGTCGTTGCCGAGCGGTTCACGTCCGTTAGCCTGTTTCCAACGCTCGTGCGCCAATTCAAGCCACTGTTCCGGGATAAGCACGTCGTCGGCTACTTTCGGGAATTTGCCGAGGACTTTCTTGCGGAAGTAGTCCTCCGGGCGATACCAACGACCCTCAAACTCGAAGTCGTCCATTTCCACGAGGACTTCGCTCTTGTCAATGGGCGTACACCAGTTCTCGACCTTATCCACGACCCACTCATAATCGACCTGCCCCGGTATGACTATCCGCTTCTCCACCACGTTAGGTGCTGTCAGGTTGTTAAGGCTGAACCGTGTCCAGCGGTCGCCTTTTTGGCTCTTTGCGGCATAGCCTATCGTAGTGTTGGGGTTGAACACGAGCAATATGCGGCTGTCGCCTTGCAGGTTTCCCTCTATGGCGGCAAAGGTGTCGTCGCCTATACCTGTCGCCTCCGTCACGACAAACATCGTGTGTACGGCGTGGAAACCCGACCATGCTTCGTGGTTATGCTCGTCTGCCTTGAAGCCTGTCAAGAACCATTCGGCATAGTCCGTTCTGATGTCGGCGGTCGTCAATCGTCCGGGCAGCAGTATGCCTCTTGCTTTCGCCCGGTTGTACAGGCGGCTGATTTCAGGCATCATAATGTTCTTTACCTGCCTGTCGGTCGGTCCGGTCAAAGCGACTTTCGTGTTTTCGGCAAGCTCCACTTCGCCGTTGGCGTTGCGCCTCCATCGGGGCGTAAGGTACAGGAATGACATAGCGGCACAGGCGGCGACAAAGTCCTTTCCCCTCGCTGTCCCGGAAGCCACAGAGGTACGCCTGTTGTGCTGTACGCTTGACAGGATTTCCTGCTGCTCCGGGTCGAGGTACACGCCGAACGCCTCGCTCACGAATTTGTTCCAATCCGCACGCCAAGCGTCTATCAGTCCAAGACCTTTTTGCCGTATGATGTCTTTCCGTTTCTTCATTCCTTGAAATTTGCCCGTTTATTTGGCTTCTGCCGCTTTTTCTTTCCGAAAACAATAACTTACCCGTCCGAGCGGAAATAAAGCGTCTGTGCGGCTAAAAACAGCCTCATTTGCCGTCTGCTTGTTCCGCTTCGTCCAACATACCGCTCTCAATAAGGAACGAGGCGAACGACATGCCGCCCTGTATATCCTTTTTCTCCGGGGCATACAAGCCGAGCAACTTGCGCCGTTCCGCGAGTTGCATACGGATTTCAGCTATGTAGGACGGGTCGCCGAGTCGGATAACCTCCGTTTCCGTCCGTTCTGTCTGATAGGTGCGTATGGAGGTCTGCCCGGTCTGATTGTCACGGGTGGGAGAGCCTTTCTGTTTCCGGGCTGTTTTCGTGTAGTCCGTTTTCGACTTCTCCCATTGTTCCCACAGCTCCCGGACGGTGTCGTCTATGCGTTCCAATTCAAGTTGCAGGGCTGCGTCCATATCCTCGATACGGTTCTCTCGCCATTCTTCGAGCAAGCTCTGAATGTCGCTGTGGCAGGTCGCTATTGAGTAGGTTTTCAAGGCGAGCCGCTTCATCACTTCGGACTGTATCTTGCGTATGCTGTAGCCACGTTTGTAAAGCGTCGCCACGATTTCAAGCCGTGCGAGCTTTACTTGTTGCCTTTTCTTATCTTGTGGTTTGCTCATATCGTCGTCAATGTTTCAAACTGTCCAAATAGATAATCTTGTCGTAGTTCTCTTTCGTCATATAAGCGGTCAAGTCGCCGTCGTTATGGTCGTAGTAGTCGCAGATGCGCTGCGCTTCCTCCTTGCCGAAAATGAGGTCAAGCGATGCCCGGAACACCCTGTAAGCATAATCCCCGTCGCCGTGGCACTTCATCATGCTGTACCTGTTCCTGATGATTAGGGTGTTCGCTTTGTTGAGCGTAAATGGAGAGGCGATGCACCCGAAAGGCTTGTCAGGCGTGAAATGTATCCGACACAGACCGTCGGGCGATATGTGGGGACATTTGTGTGTCTTCTGGCTTGCACACAGCTTGCCGTCCTTAACGGTATATCCGAGTTCCTTTTGCCGCTCCGCTTCTTCGGGCAGCAGGGATATAAGCACTTTGTCAGAACCGGTGCAGCAGCTTCCGTGACATACGTTCCTGATGTAGTCCTCGGAGCAGCGGAACTTATGCTTTATCCATTTGCCGCTTATCTTGACCCTTACCATTCCGTCCTTGACGGGTGGTTCGTCTGCCTGTTCCGCTGCCGGATCGTGCGGACAGCCCTCCGCAGGTGTTTCGCTTTCGCAGTCCTGCTCGAAGCGTGAAAGCTCGTCCTCCGTAAACTCTATCTTCTTGAAGTGCTTGGGTATGTCCTTTGCCTTGCCTTTGTAGAACACGAGGATATTTTGGTGCATCTTGGCGACCTTTCGGCTATCCATGTACCGTGATGCCCGTAAAGCCGTGCTTGCGCCCGTTTCAATAAGTATAAGCTCGTTATACAGGAGCATTCCGTTGTCGCAGAATATCCGCTTGACATCATCGACAAAATTGTAGTATCCGCCTGTTTTCTTATTGCGAACATCTCCCACGACGATAACGGCAAAGCGGTTTTCTTTCAGGCAGGTTATCGCCTTTGAGAAAGCGTTGCGCAGTATGCCGATAAAGCCCTCGTAGGTATCTTGGTTGCTTGCGTCGTTTTCCTTGTCGCTGTACACCTCCAAATCATAGTACGGTGGGCAACTGAAAAGCATATCTTGGCTGTCGGGACTGAAATGTTCAGCCACGTTCTGACCGTCGTCGCAGATGTACCGTATCGGCAAGTCGCGCCCCTCGATTACACGGTTGTTTATATCGACCTGCTCCTGCCTTAACTCTATGCCCGTGAAACTGTGTCCGCACATTCCGAATACAAGCCCCTTTTGGGTATCTCCGGCAAAGCAGTCGAATATCGACGAACCGTCGCCCGGCGTAAACCACTTGCAGCAGATTTCAGACAGCACGGGGTCGAACAGCGATACGCCCTGTGACAAAACCTTTTTCGCCTCGCGTTCTTTCACTTCCTCCGGCACATACTTGTCGAGGTATTCCTTGAATGACAATCCGAGTTCCTCCCTGTGCTGCCGGGTTTTCTGATACAGGTCTTTGTACTTGATTTCGGGTGATTGTATCAGTGTGTCGCTACGGCTCTCGCCCATATCCCCGATAAGCTCTCGCCACATCTTCTTACGGGCTTGCCAATAGCCTTTCCGAGTGTCAAGTATAGAAAATGGAGGCACGACAAAGCGGTCGTTCAGGGTTGATTTCGGTTCGCTTCCTCCTTGCATTTCTCCGCCGTCAGAACTTCCCCCGGCATTGTCCTCCTGCCATACGTCCACGCCCCAATCCACGAGGTCGTCGTTGTCCCATTCGTTGGCGAGCGCATCCATATCCCACTCTCCGAAACCGACGTTATCCTTGATGATGAACTCTCGCTGCTCTGCGTCTGTCAGCTCGGAAGCCCTGATAACGGGTGCCGTCGGCTTGTCTTTCCAACGTAGCCAATATTCAACGAGGTTGTCCTGCTCCGCCTGTGTCTTTTTCTGAAAGTCGCGTATGCCGGAAAGCCTTTCTCTCAACTCGTCCTCCGACATGTCGGCTATGGCTGACAAAGCCCTGTAACGCATGTTCCCTCCGAGCGCAACCATCGTGTTATCCACGACGATAGGTCGTAGGTCGAGCATCTTCGGCAGGGCGAGCAGGGAGTTTATCAGTTTCTCGAATTTGTCGTTCTTGATAATTCGAGGGTTCGCAGCGTTCAGTTCTATCTGCGACAGGTTTACGAGTTCTGTTTTCATAATTCCCAAGGTTTATCGTTCTGAAATTCCCCGAACAGTCCCCAACGGCACATTGAGGCGTAAATGGGCGTGTCGAGCTTGAATGCCCGGCGCAGCTCTGTCGGGTCGATAGTCTGCGTGCCCTCGCACAAGACATTGCCGACAGTGTCGCAAACGGAAATATCTACTTCCTGCTTTCCTATGCAACAGGCGAGGGAAGTGTACACGTCGCATCCGTATTCTTCTGCGTACTGCCTTGCCAGCTTCCGGGCGTAAAGGTTCAGCGTGAGGTCAGCCTTGCTTCCGTCTTTGGTCCATGGCGAACCGCCACCGATACGGCAAGCACCTCCGTAGAAATCAACTGCGAGCTTACGCCCTGTCGTTCCACAGTCCGCTATCGGGCTGTGCTGCACGTACCGCCCTGTCCCGTTGATGATGATTTCACATCCGTCACTGGCTATTCCCCCGGCATGGGCTACCCCAAGCATGTAGTCTCGCACAGGCTTCTCGTCTGTACCATCCAACAACGGGATAGCGACGATAAGTTTCTTTATCTTCCCGTCGTCGGTAATGACCTGCGCTTTGATATCAAGCCCTCCGATGCCCGAATCGAACAGGTGCTTGCAGATGCGCTTGGCTATGGTATGCTCGTATGGCATACGGCATGTGGAACGGTCGGGGGAGGCGTACCCGAAGAAGATGCCTTGGTCACCCCAACCCGGAAGCCCTTGTGCGATGTCGGGCGACTGTTGGCTGATAAGCGTTGAAACATTGAGCATATCTCCGCAGATGGTGTTCTCTGCGCCCCATTTCTGCTGATACCTACGTGTGTACCCGATTTCGTTCACGGCTTCACGGACGAAGCCTGTAATATCCTGTGAGGAGAAATGGTGTTTGCTCGATACTTCTCCGCCAAGTGTTACTTGATGCCCTTTGATTTGAACCTCGACCGCATACCTTGTTTGTGGGTCGTGTTCGATGTATCGGTCTAACAGGTACTGCGAAATGTAATCCGCCACCTTGTCAGGGTGTCCGAGTGATACGTACTCTGAAAATTTAATCATGGTCGTTACTGTTTGATTGTTAATTGCACAAAAGTAGCCAAAATGATTATAATATAATCACATTAAGGCAAAAAAGGGGCTTTTTCAGGGTTATTTAGCCCTAAAATCGCAGCTTTTATGAGATTTATGGTCGATAACTTGTAAAGTTCGTCAGGCGTTGTCCTGAACACCCTCCAGCCCATGAGCGTGGCGGTGTTGTACTTCTCGATGTCACCAAGGAAGCCTTTCGGGGAGGTGTGCCGTCCGCCCGTCCATACTCCGCCCTCAACCTCTAACGCTATCTTATGCTCCGGGATGGCGTAATCAAACCTCCAACGCCGGGTAGGGTGGAACTTGTACTCCTTGACGCACTCCACCTTTAAGTCTGTCCGGCAGATTGTGGTAAATACGTCCCTTATTTGATACGAATTCCCCGTCTGTCGGCTTTTCTTTGTTTTCGTGTTATGTTGCCTGTTCATTGTAAGAAAGTTTGAATTTGGGGCGCATTCAACGCCAAGACGACAGAACGGGGATTGCTCCCCGAACTGCCCTCTCGTGCGCTCCCGGTTGATACTCTAAAACGGCAGGTCGTCATCGTCCACAACCACCGCCGAGGTGTCTATGGGTTTCGGGCTTGCCTTAATCTCGTGCATACCTCCGAGGATGGGTGTACTGTTGCGCTCTTCCTCGGTCATTGCGTCGTACTGTTCTTTCGGGAGCGACACCTTGACGCAGTGTGTGTCGTTGTACCGGGCTTCCCTCATTTCGATAGCCGTCATATTCAGATAACAGCCCTTTTCGCCGAGGAACATTCCGCTGTCCTCTATCGGGATAATCAGGCAGCGTTTCACTGCGCCCGTCCGCCCTTTCAGGTCTTTCACAAACGCTCCCTTAACTTTCAGGAGGTCTGCCTTGATGCTGTAATTTGCCATTTTTTGTCGCTTTAATCGGTTGAAAATACGGTTTGTTAATAAAAGTTCGGAACATTTGCGTTCAACGGTTTACCGCCCTGTCAATGGGGTTTCCGCCTCCTTTTCGGGTTGCTCCGTACCCGGTGCCAATAGGGTTTCCGGGTGCAGGGTTTCTGTGCGTGAAGCCTCTCCCGGTAGGGTGGGTACGTGCGCCGTTTCCCCTTAGCCGGGTGTACCATAAACTCTTTAAGACGTTCCACCACGTTTGTTATTGCAAAGTCCTCCGCCATGTCCTTTTGCATTCGGGCTATTGCCTCCAAACATTTTTTTACGGCTTGTTTCAGCCTTTCGGAAGCCTGTTTTAGCTTGTTTTTCAAGTCACTGTCATTCATTACCCTGTCCTCCTGTTTGGTTTTCCCGTTCCTCGTAGTCTATGAAAATATCCTCGACCGTCCCGGTTTCCGAACGGTGGAAGCGTATGCGGCTGATAAGTATGCCGCCATGCTCAAACTGCTTGTTGGCAGCGGCGAGGAAGCTGCGGACTTCCTCAATGCTTATCTTGCGTTCCATAATTGCCTCCTTTCAATAATTCGGGATTATCGTATATGTTGCCGATAACCTCTATTTGTTCGGGATAGTCGTCTTTAACAGTGCTATATAACGTCCATCTGCTTTCCCCTGCCGGATTATTGACATAGACAACATCGTAACAATAACCTCGAACACCGCCTTTTACCCAACCGATAACCACGCCTTTAGCCCCAAGAATATCTCCCTCGTAGATTTCCCTGTCATTCTTGTCTATCAGCCCTGTAAACTGTCCGACTGTTTCAGGCAAGACCTTATAACAGCCACTAAATGCACTTCCTGTATGACCATAGCCTGATACGGATATGAATGTTTCCTTATCATAATCATAAACCAATGAGCCATACACCCATTTCCCTGCGAGGTCGCCGTAGCTTGCGATTCCTCTGAATTTTATTACTCTATTCATTGTTCTTTATGTTTTGTAAGTTTCTTAATAATCCGATTTAGGTAGGCATTTTCGCTTTCGAGGTCTTTAATCTCTTGACGCAAAGCCTTGACCGTCTTGTTGTATTCTTCACGTTCAAACTGCGGAAAGGAAATATCGTTCCGGCAGGTGCAATCCTCCATATCGCCTGAAACAGCGACAGCCATACAGCCGGGTATCAATACCTTTTCGCCCAGTTCCGTGTAGATGTAGTGGCATTTCATAGCATTATCGTTTTATCCATTTCTTAATGCTGTTGATGTATGTCGGTGGAACGTAGTAGTTAAACTCGCCCCGATTAAGTGCGTCTATTTCGCCCTGTACGGCTTGAATTTTCCTGTCCTGTTCCTTGCTTGCATAGTTGAACAAATCGTCCTGTACGGGCGTATTTTTAAGTCTTTTCAGTTTCGATTCCTTTGCCCGGAGCAGCGTTTTGCTTTTTTTCTCGATGTACTCCTGCCCCTGTTTCAAGGTCTGCGCACAGGTTGTCAGTTCGACTTTCAGGCGTGGATTGTTGACCTTGACGAGAGCGGCGAGGTAGTCAAAATACCACCGCCATTGTTCGACAATCCACATTGGCAGCTTGTTGCGGTAATAGATAACCTCCCAATCGTTGCAGCCTTTGCGAATGGTTATCTTCACGCAGATTTGGTTGTCAGTTCCCCATTTACCCATGTTGCAACTGTTTTAGAAGTTTCTGCAATCCCCGTCCGTCCTGTATTGTCTTCCCTGTCGCCCATCCGCTGTACGGGTAAAAGAACACCGGGTGTCCTTTGTGGACGAACTTAATCATTTGGCTATCCCTGTGGATAACCTCGTAGCCCAATTCCTCGATACGCTTAACCGCATACTCAATCCGGGTAGGTTCGAGGCGTTGCTGTCTTTCAATGTTCAATCTTGCCATAGTCAGTACCTGAATTTTGTAAAATGAATAATTGCCATGGGTTTATCGAGGTCATATCCCTTGAACCAGTCTATCCAGTCCTCAAGGCTGAGTCCATCGTTTTCTGCCAACAAGGACTCAGGAATGGCAAACCCTTTGTCGTCTATCTCAAAACTCAACATTTCCCGGCTGAAAGACAACTTCTGTATACCTACTCCGTCATCGGCGGTCAGGCTTGCAATCTCAACCTGTTTGCTCCGGTACGGCTTGCCCGTCCACTGACGAATCGATAGGCGAGCCTTGCCTTCCTGAATCCGACTTATCCGTTCCACCCAAAAAGGATAATTCGCCCGAATGGTGTGTATCTTTTTTGTCCAATTATTCAAGTTAATAGGCTCGTTGAGCCCTTTAAGTACTGCGCCTCCGAAATAAGTAGGCTTTCCGTGCCGCTTGCAATTTTTCGGAAACTTCTTTGAAAGTGTCAATACATAAGTTTTCATATTCATTTTTCTGTTATATGGTTAAAACGGACATTCCTCATCGGTGGGCATAGGCAGATCGTCGTAACTGTCCCAATCAAACTGTGCCGCTTCCGCTGCGTCCTGTAACCGTCGTTTTTCTTCTTCAATCAAATGGTTGCTATTGTCCCAAACAGGCTCTTGCCCGTTGGTATAGGGCGTGTACCGCCCGTTGTTCAGGTTGTATTTGAACAGTGCCGTTCCGCACTCTCCGAGGTGTCTGAACTTCACCTTTTGCACGTGTACTTCCACCGTGTTTTCAATTCGGTTTCGGTGTACCACGATACCGAAGTCCGCTTTGTTGTTGAAATTCGCCGAGCCGCTGATGTCGTACAGCGTCGGGGCTTCGATTACTCCGTCCTTGTTCTTGGGCATCTTCGTCGGGTGCGCCATAAGGATTATCAGCACGTCGTTCAACTGTGCGAAGTTTGTCAGCTTGTCAAGCAGCCGAGATATGTACTTTGTTTCGTTCTGCCCCTCGCTCTCATCTTCAAGCCTGTTGTACGGGTCGATTACAAGAGCCTTTATGCCACGCCGCCGGACGAGGAACTTCGCCCGTTCGAGTATCGTGTCAAGCCTGTAATCGTTGTGGGGAGCGATAAAAAAGAAGTCCGTTTCGAGGTGTTCCTTGACCTGTTTGTATTCCCCGAAAGTGAGGTGCTGCTTGTCGAACTTCTTGCCCGTAAACTTCTCTATCAGCTTCGAGGCGTGATAGGCGAGCGGAGCATTCTCCGGGCTGAAATAAGCGAAACGCCACCCGTACCGCATATTCAAACGCTCGGCTATCTCGTCGATAAACTCTGACTTTCCGCTGCCCGGTATGCCTGTTACCACGCAGAGGCGTTTCGTTTCAAAAGATAACAGGCGGTCGAAATTCTCGTGTCCTATCGTCACACCTTTCTGCATTCCGTATTCAAACAGAGCGTCAAGCGACTGCTCAAAGTCCGACACAGTGAAAATGCCCTCTATCTTGATTTCGGGTGCGTTGGCGAGGCATTGTAACAGGCTGTCCCGTCCGAACTTCATCAGGTGTTCGTTGGCATCCTTGCAGCCCTCGCCATATTCAAGAACCCGGCAGCGTTCCGCCCCGAAACGGCGTATCAGCTCGTCCCGGAGCATAACGCCCTTTGTGTCGGTGTCGGAGGCTATGAAAATCGTGTCCTTGTCGTCGAAATAGTCCTCTATGTAGTCGTCAAGGTAGTCGAGGTTGGCGTTTGCCCCGTTGGGTACGCTGACAACGTCGTGCCGTCCGCATTCATAGAACGACAGGGCATCCATTTCGCCCTCCGTGATGATGCACTCTTTGCAGCCTTTGATAGCGTCGATGTTGTACGGCAGGAGTTCCGCCCCCGACACGAGTTTGAAACACTTGTCGCCCGTTCGGTATTTCGTGTTCACGAGTTCCCCGTTGTGGTAGTAGTTGAACTGCACCGTGTTCGCCTGTCCGTTCTTCTGTGGCATCCACTCGCTGCCCTCCGTGATTTTCATCGCTTCGACCGTAGCCCGGCTTATCCCTCGCCCGGCGAACCATGCGAGAGCCTTGTCGGACAGCGTTGCGTTGCCTGTGTGCGTCGGTTTTTTGTACACGGGCTTCTGTCTCCGTATGGGTGCGCTGTTAAACCACGGCTGGCGTTCCATCCACCTGCGCTTCTCCTGTTCGTCCGGCTCTTTTGCGCAACCGCTGAAACCGCAGTAGTGGCATTTGAACATACCCGTCGACAGGTCAACGGAAAGGCTCTTGTCGCGCTTGTCGTGGCGTTGGTCACGGCATTGCGGACAATACACTTTCGCGTTGCCCGATGTACGCCCGTAGGGTATCTTTATCCCGTATTTCTCCCAATTCATCATAACAGAACCCATTTAGCCGTTGCACTATCCCAAGCGTGCTTGTCGCTCGGTCTTGGCGGCGCGTCCTGCGGTATGGTCGCCTTTCCCGAACCGTATGTGCGCCGTCCTGTCTCTTTGTCGATGTATTCGCCGACACCGAGTTTCGCCCGGCTGTCGTCAGCCTGTGGCTGCGCCGTTCCCCGTTTGTTGTCATAGTTGCCCTCCATGACCTTGATGCTGTTTCCGCTGTTGCTGAACAGCCAATCGAACGTCGCCACCCACTGATGGCTGTTACTGCCTTTGAGGAAGTCGCTCGCCTGTATGCGCCGGAAGATGTCCTCTGCCGTCTGCATCCACACGTCAGGCGTTTTGCCCCACTCGTCGCAGCGGCATTTGATTTTCTGCCTCCTTGCCTCGCTCAACTTCTGCACCTTGGGCAGAGAAACGCAGACAGAGTTCCACAGGTCGGCGATACCCTGATAAGGGTATTGTATATTCTTCTTTTCTCTATTTTCTTTTTGTTTACTCTCTTTTTCTCTATTATTGTTTACTATACTATTGGGGTTATCGCCGTGATAACTATCATTATCTGATGTTTCCGCTTCGTTATCCCCGTTTTTATATTGTTGTCGCCTGTTTATAAGGCGAGCGAGGCGTTCCCTGTCCCGTTTACGTTTCTCCATGAGAGAGGCAAAACGGCGTTGGTGCGCCTCGCTGTACAGGTGCTGGTCGTCGGTCATTTGGAGAAGTCCTACCTTGCAGCAGTAGTCCACGATTTCCTCCAAAAGCTCGACAGGCACGTCAAAGTCCGCTGCGAGCAGTTCCCGGTTCAATTCGTTGTAATCTACCTCAAAATACTCCCCGTCCGTGAGGGATTCAAGGATAAAGCACCACACGGCATACCCCGTATGCTGGAACTTGCGGCGCAGGGCTTTGACCTTTACGTCGTTCCGCATGTCAGCGTCATGGCTGAAATACTCTGCGTTGTTTTTCTGAGGTCGTGCCATAATCCGTTCAGTTAAAAGGTTGCTATGATTGATTTCCTCAGTTTCTCGTTCCGGGCGTTCCACTCGAATGTCCGTATCATCCACTGCCTGTATTGCAGGGGTATGTCGGCAATCCTGTTGCCTTTGTACTTCCCGAAAGGCATTATCTCAATGGGGGCGTTAGCACGTGCGTCGATAGCCTGTGTGTCCTCACGGGTATACTTCCCGATGTCGTGTATGGGTATGCCGGAGAGAAGCCGTCCGCCTGTTCCGAACATACGCCACATCTTCCCCTGTTCAAATCGGATGTCCTCGACACGCCCGAAACGGCTCACGTTGCCGCCGAGGTCAATAATCAGGGCATCCTCCTTGCCTTTGTCAATACGGGTGGCTCGCCCGATAATCTGATAATACAGGGCTATTGAAGCCGTAGAGATACCGAGGACTATGCAATCTATCCCCGTGTAGTCAAAGCCCGTAGAAAGCACCCTTACGTTGAAAATAACCCGTATTTGCCCGGCTCTGAAACGGTCTATAATGTCAGCCCGTTCCCGTTTGTCCATGTCGCCGTATATCACGGCGGAGTTTTCATATCGGTTTGACAGGTCGATAGCGTCCTGTACGGAGGGAGCAAAGGCGAGTATATGTTTCCGTTCCGGGTGACGGTCGAGAGCGTCGATGATAGCCTGTGTGCCGCCGTTGGCTTCGTATGCCTGTTGTACGCTTTCCTCCGTGTATTCAGATTTTGAGGTGTTGAATACCAACAGGCTGTCGTCAAAGTCCGAAGCCTCGTACAGCAGCTTGCTCCAATATCCGAGCCTTACCATTTCCGATACCTGCCCGACGTGGATTATTTCCTTGAAGAAGTTGCCTTTCTTGCTTCGGGAGGTCAGCATCACGAGCTTTGAGAACGTGCTGCCCTCCCTGTCCCGGTTCGTCTGCAGCTTTACAGGCGTGGCGGTTATTCCGAGTACGTGCGTTATGCCGCTGTCTTTGAGGAAGCGTCCGAGCATACTGTCAGCCTCACGGGGGTAAAGGTGCGCCTCGTCGATGAGCATCTTCGTGAAGCCGTACCGCTTGAATTCAGCCCCAAGGTTCTTTATTGAGCCTATCGTGGCGTAGGTTATCTGTGCTATCTCCTTGCGCCCGAAACTCGCGCTGTAAATCCCGGCATTCGAGCCGAAATCTCCGCATAGGGTGCAATACTTCAAATAGTTCTGCTCCAACAACTCCTTTGAGGGTTGGAGGACTATCAGCTTGTCGTTGCTGTTCTTGGCTACGTATGCGGTCAGGATTGATTTGCCCCAAGCCGTGGGCAGGACAATGAGGCTCGGCTTCGGCTTCGCCTCTTGAAAGAACCGTATAGCCTTTTCTATCGGTTCGGCTTGGTTTTCCCTGAGTGTTATCATATCGCTGTTATAAGGAAAAGCCCCGTACTTAGGGCTAACCACGCATAACAGCTCGCGCCGGAACGCCTTTCGGCTGCTCCACCCATATACAAGGCTTTTATTTTCTATGTAATTTATACTGTTCATCTTTCGGTTATTGCAAAGATAAAACGATTATATTATAATCACTTCAAATCAATGGGAATTTTTAACCGAGCAGTTAATTCTTCCTTTGAAAGCGGCTGTTTCGCTTTCAACACACGGTGCAACTTCATCGCCAACCGTTTCGTGTTGTACGTCTTGGTGTCCGTACCTTTCATATTCTCACACATCAACTCGATATAGCGAAGTATGTCGTCCCGTTGTTTGTTTGATATGATTATCATCGTCGTTGGTTTTTGATGTTATTTCAGCAGGAAACGGCGTGCGCCCTGTGTCTGTATCGTGAACTCTCTCGCAAGGTCGGGATGTGCCGCTTGAAAAGCCTTTGCGTCGAACTTGTTGCTCGGCTTCGGAGCTTTCCACGTGGCGAGCGTCTGACCTCCGTAGCTGATAGCCTCCGCATCTCCGAATGCGACCTTGATTTTTTCCTCCAAAGCCGTTTTCCTTTCTTCAAGCTCCGAAAGCTGGTCTTTCAGCCCTTTCAGGTCTTTGTACGCTTCAAATATTTCATCGTTTACCTCAACTGATTTTCCGTCCGTGTGTCGGTTGTATTTTAGCAGGATGTCCTGTACGGATTGAGCGGATGGCTCTTGTTTACCGAGGATATTGTCAGTCCAAAATCTATCTACTTCTTCAATGAGCCATGAATAGAAGTCAGGAACGAAACTCAAGTCTTTGTAGCCAAACTCTCGTCCGGAACATAACCATGCGAGGCTACCATGTTCAAGCCCGGCAACCCCGAGTTGGTATTGAACCTGACAGAACCAGTGTTTCGGCAGATCTTCCGGGTCGATTTGTTTTTGGGTTGTCTTGCATTCCAATATACCCTTGTTGCTGTTGTTCTTGGTTCGTCCTGCGAGCCAATATGTACGGTCGGGGCTTACCTGTAAATACGGTCGGTCATTGTCTTTAATGAGCCAATCCCCGGCAGAGCTTTTTATGATTTCGTTGCCTGTTGCGTCATGCCAAAACTGCGCTACTGCATCTTCAAGATAGTGTCCGGCTTTCATTGCAAAGGTTTCATCCTTTGCCGGGTCAAGCCCCAATTTGCGTCTCCATAACTGATATGGGGTTTCCCAAGGGTTCAATCCTACGATTGTTGCTACTTCACTGCTTCCGATACCTGCTTTTCTGTATTCAAGCCATTCGTTACGGTCTTTCGGTCTGATAATTGTATTACTCATTTGTTGTCCTCCTGTTCCTTTTGGTTAAACATTCTTCCCATTGATGCAGCGAAATTCAAAGCCGCAGCCTTTTTTATCAAATCATTTATGGTAGGTTGTCTCATAAATCCTGCGAGAGCCAAAACCAACTCGGTTTCGTTGCCTAATGCTGCCCCGGTTTGACTGCTTCCGTCTTTGCCCGGTAACGGCTCTGATGCAATGATTATAACTGCTTTCCTTTCCTCTGATTTGTGGATGTCAGCTTGAAACTCGCTGATAGTTGCATCTACTTTCTGAATAAATTCACTTTTAGCTTCCATGTCTGTTATTTTGATTAAATTTTGTTTTTACGGGGTTTTCTTTGTTCGCATAAGGTGTTATACCATTCAAACATTATCGGCGGCGAACAAGGTTGAAATCAGCCCAAAGGTCGATAAACTGCTTGCCGCAGTAAACCGCTAACGCTTCGCTTTTCAAGCAAAGGCGAGAGCCGATGTACGTATACGTAGCCGAGGGGGCGGAATTCGAGTACGCAGAGGCGAAGCCCGCATATTCTGTTTCATAATCGCCTGTGGATATGAGGTGTCGGGCTTGCTTCTCCTGTTCGTCCATGTTGTTGATTTCGTCCTGTGTGTAGAGCCAAAACCAAGGAAACCACCTTACCTCATCTTCTGTGAACTGTGGTTCCCAACCCTCATTCAGGGCAGCGCAGATGATTCGGAGTTTCATATAGGAAACCATGTCAGCTCCAAATGTCTCTCTCATGTAATCCTCGCATGTGGCAGTTTCAAGAAGTTGTCTGTATGCCTGTACGAGTGAATGTTTTTCTCCGAGTTCACGGCAGGCGTCTTCAAAGGTCTTGATACGTTCCGTTACGGGGCGTTTGTCGGCTTTCTGTGCCGTTTCTGAACTCAACTCGGGGAAAAGTGCGAGAAGAAGTTTCTTTCCGCTCTCGTCGGCTGTATTAAACGCAGCCTTTACGTTTTCAATTTTGATTTCCATAATGCTGTTACTTTTTGTTGGTTGATGATTTCTTGTTGTCTTTCTCTTCCTTGATTTCGCCCGTTTCGGGGTCAACATTTGCCGGAACAGCCATAGCTGCTCCCGTAGCCTGTGCCATAGCTGCTGCCGCCTTTTCCTGCGCTGTGGTCGCCTTTTTATTGGCTTCCTCCTGTGCCTTGGCTTCAATGGCTGGCTGTACGAATGTTTCCTGTACGGTGGTCGTTCCCTCCTTGATTGCATTCCATGTCGCCCGGAGTTCAAAGAGGCGTTCCTTGTCAATCTCCGCAACGGTCTTGATGCCGAGATATTGGCATATCATCGCTTCCGTAACCCCGGCTTTGGCGAAGTTCGCCAAACAGTTCTTACGGGCTGTTTCAACATCGATAGCCTGTCCGAGAGCAACCTGTTTCACGTTGTTTATGATTTTCTTCGTTACCGCCTTGGGGATAACCGTCAAAACAGCGTTGCGGAATGCGATAGAGGCTGCGGCGTTCCCTGTCACTACCTGCATATCCTCGCTGTACGTCTTGCCGTATTTGTTGGTTATGCGTCGTTTCACTTCCTTGCTCACGGCAAAGTTCGTTTCGAGGTCATGGCAAATAGCCTGCGCCGTTATCATACGCCCGTCGTTGCCTATGATGCGTGTCTGAACACGGAGGTTGCCCCAAGCCCCGGCGATGATTTCCGCCATACGGACTGAAAGTCCCTCGATGATGTTGTCGTTTCCGTTTGCGTCCTTTCGCCGGAGAACATAGAAACAATCCTCTGCCGTTTCCTTATCCATCGTGGCGTATGTCTCTATCTTGTTAAGACAGGCGGCAAGGTCACGTGGGTACTGCTTGGCGGTGGCTATCTGAATGTCAACCTCCGCACGGTCAATCGCTTGCAGCATTTCAGCTTGCTTTACTTCGATGATTTCGTTCATTTTATTATAAGTTTGATTTGCCCTCTTTCAGGTTCGGGCGTTCCTTTGTTTGTGTCTTGTTGAGTGAGTACCGGGCAAATGTCACGGGCTTGCCTGTCACCCGGTTAATTCCTGTTTCCATCGTCTTTACGATGTCAAGCCCCTCACGGCGCAGGTCGCTTATCCTTGACGCGAGGCGATAACAGCCGAAGTCCCTTAACGCTTCAAGCCCGGTTATGCTGCCTCCCTCCAAGAGCCGCTGCCGTATGAGCTGATTGTGTGTCGATGCCTGTTTCATATCCGTTGTCATTTATGGGTTGCTACATAAGTGCTTGCCTTACCCTGTATCTCTCCGTCCGTGAGGATTTTCGTGTCAAGCATCCACGCCTCCAACTCGGCTTTTTTGAAATACAGCTTGCGCTGCTTCTTGAAATGCGGTATCTTCTTTCCGCTTGTCAGTCGGTAGATGTGTCCGACGCTTAACCCCGTGAACAGGGCAGCTTCCTCGATGTTCAGAACCGTTTTAGACCCTATCAGGGTAAGTTCCGCTATTTGGTCGAGCTTATTGCTCAAATCCTGTAATGTCGTATCTGCCATATCCGCTCGTTTTTAGATGTCGTCGTCCTCGTCCAATTCCTCCGGGAGATACCCGGCTCTGTGCAGCCGCTTCCCTACGTAGAAGCATATCAGGAGGCTTGCCATTGCTACAGCTTTAATCAGAAAGAACTCGCCGAGCGGCATAGGGTCACGTGGGTCTTCCTCTCCGGCGAGGACGATAAACGAAAGGAAACCCCAAATACCCAAGAGCCATATCGCCACCCACTGTACGGCTTTGCTCCGTTGTGTCTTATTCTTCTCCATAGTACAGTTCCGTTATCTGTCTGATTAAATTCTTGTACTTTATCATAAGCCTTATCAGGCGGTTGTTCTCTCCGTTCAACCGCTTGTTGGCAAGTTCGAGAGCCTTGATGTACCGCTCGTCCGATTTACCGTTCCGGCACACCGTGATTTCAACATCAGCCATTTCAGGTTGCAGGTCGTCGTCAAAGCAGCTTATCGTCGTTTGACGCACCTTCTTACGGGTTTTCTTCGTGGCTGTTTCCCCGTTCTGTTGTTGGGCTTTCCGTTCCCAATACGCCTCGACATACTTCTTGTTGTATTGGTATTTGAGCCTGTTTGCTTCCTTGCTTGCCATAGCTTACCCCTCCTGCATGTTTAGACGTTCCTCAACCCGGCGGCGGATAACGTATATCGTGCCGATGCTGTGTATGCCGTATTTGTTCATCAGGTGTTCCATAACGACCGTCTTGCTCTGTCCCTTGACAGACATCAGGTCGTTGTATTCGTTGTAGATAGCCAAGTCGCGAGCCTCTCGCTCCGTTTGGCATTGTGTCTTGAAAACCTTTGCTTCCATATCGTTGTTATTTAGTGAGTTGCTTTCTAAATGTCACATCTTCCATAGTGGAGGACAAGGCGAGTATGCGTTTCAGCTCGTCCCAATCAATTTCCCGGTCGTCGTCCGGGCGTTCCTGTGGCGTGCTGTCGAATAGCCTGTGTTTTTGCACAAATGCCTGTATCATGTCGTGCAGGAGGCGTTTACGCTCTTTTCTATATTGCGCCTTGAAGAAATCGTACATGTTCGATATGTCGATGTATTCAATATCAGACAGTGCGATATAAACCTCCTTTTGGTATTTGTTGTAGGTTGAATCACAGAACGCATCACTCTTGCTTCCGAGGTAGTTTACAAGAACTTGTATCAGCAGGGTTCGTTCCTCGTTGCTGTTATACTTGAATATTCTCTTCTTTTTGCTGTCGTCGCAAATGTCCTCCAAGGTCAGCCCGTGCCGCCGGAGTTCGGCTTCCAACAGGCGGCGAGCGTTGTCCGCTTCCCCCTGTTCGCCTCGTTCGGCAAGTGCGAGCAGCTTTTTGAGCTTGTCGATAATTCTGTCCATTTTCGGTTATTTTTTCGATTTTACTTATTGGTTTATTTCTTATTTTATAAATAAATTCATAACTTTGTGCGGTTATAAAACCGTAACACGCTGCAAATATAAACAAAGTTTCGTTTTCATAAAAAGAAATCGAAATCAAATTGCTATTATTAACAATAATTAAAAGTGGAAATGACAGATATACAGCGCATTAAAAAGGTAATAAATTGGCTTATCTTCCAAGATATAGCCGAAAACGAGCGGGATTTGTCGGAGAAGATGGGTTATACAAAGTCCTCATTTTCACAGATAACTAACGGTAAAGTGCCTTTGTCTGACAAGTTCGTGAAAAACCTTTGCTCGTTTGATGAAAATATAAACGAAGTTTGGGTAAAAGAGGGAACGGGAACGATGTTTAAGAATAACCCGAACAGTGAAAACGGGGTTACTATCCCGGAGAGTGCATGGAATGTGATACAGAAGCAGACCGATAGCCTTGCCGCCCGCGACAGGCAGATTGACGAGCTTATCGGTATGCTGAAAGACCAGATTCAAGAGTACAAAAAAGCGGTTGCCCGGTTGGACGACAATGCCGCCTCTGCCGCTGCCGTGTAGTCGGCTTCGGCGTTTGGGAAAGGAAAGTGCCTAAATACTGACCATTTAATACGATATGGATATGAACAGCAGATTACAGGAGATAATCAAATACAAGACGGGTGGACGCAAGACCGCCTTTGCGGAGCTTATGGGATGGACACCGCAGTATCTCGCCAAATTACTCAACGGAGAGAATTTCGGGTTGCAGCCCGTTTTGTCGATACTTGAAAAACTGCCGGAGATAAACGCCCGTTGGTTCTTGTTCGGGGACGGCAGCATGTTGGAGATAGGCAAGATGTTCGACCTCCAGCGTGAAACAATGAACCACATTCAAGAGTTGCTCGACCTTGACAAGTACATACCCTATATGTCGCCGGAGGAACTTCATCTGTTCGAGGAAGCCTTGACGACGGGCAAAAAGCCTGTTTTCAGCCCCGACACGCTTTCCAAATGGCAGGAACGGCTAAACGCCCGTGAGAGTGAGATAAACGCGAAATTCGCCGAAGCAAACAAAAAATCGGAGGAACTATGCAGACAGAGGACAGCCAAAAAGTTATAAAGCGTTTTTTTGAAGCCCTGTACTATCTGAAAGACATGAAAATTATCCGGGGCAAGCAGACGTTTACAAACGAGTTCGGGATAAACCGTTGGAATCTGAACTCGCTCGAAAAAGACATGTCACGTGACATATTTCAGGTGTCGTGGCTGACCTATCTTGTGCAGAAGTACGGCGTTTCCTCCACTTGGCTTCTGACGGGCAGGGGGGAAATACTTGCGTTCAATAAGGACAAAAAGAAAGAGGGCAAAGCCGACAAATAGCCTCGCCCTCCTGTTTCGTTTTTATTCTTCGCCCGGCTCTTTGTCGCTGTCCAATATGCTTGGTATCCTTGCGACCGCCGCCTGTTTATTCTTATCCAAGACCTTTGCATAGATTTGCGTCGTTCCGATTTCCCTATGCCCAAGGAGCTTGCTTACTGTATAGATGTCTGTGCCGAGGTCAAGCATCATTACGGCGAATGTGTGCCGCCCGGAATGAAATGTGATGTGCTTCTTTATCCCGGCACCCATGCACCACTCCCTTAGCGTACTATTCGTCACGTGTGGCGAGTGAATCCAATCGAACACGTTGTCATCGGGTTTCCCTCGCTCGCCCATAAGCTCGACTGCTTCGGGGGCGAGGTCAAGGTATTCAAGCCCGTTTGTTTTCTTTTGGTTGAAGATGATACGTGTGAAGTTGTCCTGCGTATAAACGTCTTTCCATTTGAGCCGCTCGATGTCGCTACGGCGCAGACCTGTCAGGCAGGAGAACAGGAACGCCCGTTTGACGGACGGATAATGGCATTCCGTCCGGGCAAGCAGCCGAACCTCGTCAATCGTGAGGTACATCCGTTTTCCTTCTTCCGCCTTGATACCCTCTATGCCCCGTATGGGATTGTACGCTATTATACGCTCGTCGTATGCCTTGTTGCAACAGGCACGCAGCTTGTTGAAATAGGAAACCTTGCTGTTCCGGGCGAGCGGTCTGTCCTTGACCCTTTCCCGGCTGTCCTCCGACCACGCACACGCCTCGTTTTCGAGGTAGTTCTTGAAGCCCAAGACAAACTCCCTGTCGATGTCTTTCCATTTTAGCGTTTTCAGTTTCGGCTCGTATTTGAGCAGGTGTTTCAGGCAGGAGTTCCAGTTTCCCCAATTCCCCATGCTGTCGCTCTTGAACCGTTCCTTGCACATAGCCACATAATACTCGTAGAAGTTGCTGTCCTCCTTGAACGGAGATTTGAAACCGTACTCGCTGTTCTGCAACTCGACAAGCCGTTTCGCACGGATAGCCTCGGCGAGCTTCAGCGTTTCTTGGTTTCTCCGTTTGTCCTCCTTGTTTGTTTCGGGGATTAGGTACAGTTTTAGATATTCATACGACCTCTGCCCGTTAAGGTAGATGTCGAGGTACAGCGAGATAAGACCTGCCGGGGTCTTGCGCTGTCTTAATCGGATAGGTTCTTTGGATTGTCCCAT